TTATTGTTTTGAAGAATGTAGTTAACAAAATTGTTTATCTCTTGTTGACTTGCAGTGTAGCCCTGCTCTTTAAATAGCTGTTTAACTTCTTGTTCAGTAAACGCCCTTGGGTCAGCGTATTCAGACAATGATTTTATGGTCTCTTGCTCGTTTTTATTTCCAATATAGTTGGCAATTTCCTGCGTCGTTGGATTTAATATACCCTCAGCTGCAAATGCGGCTTTTGCCTCAGCCTCCGAAACTGCAAGTGGGTCATATTTTTCTTGTGTTGATTTTGTTGTTTGTGATTCAACACGACTACCTATGATGTCGTTTAATTCTTGCTCTGAGGCCGTGTACCCCAACTCTTGAAAAATACTGCTTGCCTCATCTTTTGATATGTAATAAGGATCTACAGCATTTTTAAAGACATCGTTTACATTGCTATCTTCCATTGCCAACACTTGCTGGGCAAAGTTTTCTGCAATAACGGGATTGCCACTTAACTCTGTTCCTGTAGCTGTTGCTCCAATTAATTCAGACAAAGTAATGTCTTGACCTGTGGAGTTCTTACCAATAACTTGATTAATATCAGTTTCTTCTAAGCCGGATTCAAACTCTGAAGTGTTGACAAATTCTTTGCCAATTACCTGATTGGCTTTAGATGTGGCTTGATCTTCTGTTAGTCCAGAATTTAAAAGCTCGTCAATAATATTATCCCTTGTGCCACGCAAAGTTTCTTGCTTTGTAATTAAATCTGCATTTTTAAAATTTGCGTCATTAAATAAAATGGCATCATCGCTGTTGAAATAATTGGAATCCCTTGTGGCGGCGGTCTCAAGGGCTTTGTTAAGATTATTTGTGGATGTTGCTATGCTTCCAGAAGACCCAACTGCTGCTGCTGTTGCAACAACTGTATCCTTAAGGGCCTGAGCAAAATCTTCAACAGTGGATTCTTTTCCAAGACCAAAACTAGCATACTTGTCAGCGGTGAACTGCATAGTTGTAGTCAACAACTCTTGTGCTTCTTCAGTTATTAAGCCAGCGCCAAGCCTTTTTACCCCATCAATCATGGCATCTACCCCGCCCGTAACGGGGATGCCTTTCATTATTTTTTCCAAGCCGGAAATACCAAGTGTTTCCCCGACCATTTCCATAGTTGCCATGACGGCAGTTCTGGCTGAGTTGTCTAATACACTTAACCCGGCTTTTTCACCTTGCATCCATGAGGTATTTGCCACTATGCCCGTGTTTGCAGCAACACTTGCCCATTTGCCGCCCGATAAATAAGCTGCGGCAGATGTAATTCCAGATGCAACGCCTCCTGCGGATGCCTTTTCATATCCAACTAACTTGCCAAGCTGAGTTTCCTTGTCCTCATCAAGAAGTTTTAAGATGTCTGAAGTGGTTTTAGAGTCGTAACCAAGAGACTTTCCAACAATATCAACACCACGCACACCAAGGGAGGCTAAGTCTGCGGCAGCTAAGTTTGCTCCAGTTGTTGCAACGCCCCAGTAATTTGTAACTGGTGATTCAATTATCTTGTCGCCGGTATCTTTCGTTACTGCGGCGCTACCTGTTGGGTTGTATTGCTGTGTTTGACGCAACAAGGTATCGATGACTGTAAAGGTGGACTTATCCTGCCCTTTTAGCATTGCTGCTTGTTGGGTTGGGGTGGCCTTGACGTAAGCATCAACCCAGCTCTGCATTGATTTTTTATTTAAATCAGCAGGGTTAAAATTTGGATCTTGGATGTTACTTGCAAGCTTTTCTTTAACGTAGTCAACAGCCTTTTGGTTTGAAGAGGCCTGCGTAATTAAAGATGAGGAATCTCTTACCGCTTTTTCGGTAGCTGATTCTGTTGTGTAAGTGCCTGTTTTTCCTGTTTTTGGATCAGTCCATTCAAATGTCGCATTGGGGCCAAATGCCGCTCTAGCGGCAGCATAAGCTTCTCCACGGGTGACTTTTTGTTTAATCTCGCTTTGAGCCTCTATGGCTTTGTCTAGATCCCCCCAATTTGTATCTGGGTTATCAGATATGTCTTGAAGCAAATCTAAAACATCTTTAGGGGATTCCGCCTGCTTGCCATATATTTTTTCATACATGTCAAAAGCGGTATCTTTTGTTTTTGTAATTGCCGCCAAAACATCTGATTCTGTTTTGCCAACAAATGAATCAATCTCTTTTTGTGTTGGATCGTCGTCAAGGTTGAATTTATATATTTCTTTTAATTCATCACGATTGGTATATAAAGAATCCGCTTCTTTTTGAGCATCCTCTAGCAGCTTTATTGGGTCAACATCATTTTTTACATATTTTTCAATTTGTTGAGGCGTTAATTTGGTAACACCCTCTTTTGCAAAGGCTTGTCTTACCTCATCTTCGGTGACGGATTTAGAATCAATATATGAGTCAATGTCTTTATTGGCTTGCGATGGATTGGAATAAAGAGCAAATTGCTTAATTTCATCCTCTGTGGCTGGCCTTCCAAGCTTATTGCTGATCTTGTTGTAGGCAACCACTCCGTTTGCGGCTGATTGCAGGCCAGATGTGATGAGTGACTGAGTGGCGGCATCACCAACATCCTTGTCAAGCAGTTGCGCTCTGACACTAGCGCCAATGACGTTTTTTGCTGGCACTGGCAAATCAGAGTAACCGGGGACTAGGTTTAACATCCCTGCCGTTGATCCAGCCAATGACCCACTCAAAGCCGCTTTGATTTGAGCTTCCGACTGACCTGACGCAACGCCTTGGGCAACAGTAGTTGATGCATTAACAATTGCTGATGTAATCTGTGGGTTTTTTACAAAATTATTTACATAGGGCGTAAGCTTGTCAGCGCCTATGCCAGTCGCTACATTGATAATTCCAGCCTCCAAAGCCTTATCAAATGGAACGCCAGAAGCAGTAGCAATAGTAGTTTGCGCAACAGCACCGGCTACTGCTGTAGCATAGGCGGCAGGCACACCTGCGGCAACCATATATGGAGCTAAATAAGATGCCGCATAAGGCATTGCAACCATTAAAAGAAGTTGACCAGCAGGCTTGGCTAGGATCTCCTCCTTTACAACATCTTCAACTTTGGCTAAAGTTTTTGAAACTGGCTGAACAACAGGTTGAACAATTGCGTCATCAACTTTGGCAAGGACTTTGACAGGGTCAACTTTTGCAACTGTTTTTTTAACGAATCCCATTACAACACCACCTTTGCAAGATAAGTATGATGCACACCATCAGTAATTGTTACGTTTTCTGGCGAGGTTGTGCGAACAATTAAATCGTTTATTTTTGGATTGTCATAGTCTGTTTCTGCCGTCTTAAATCCCTCTTTCCTCAATACATCATAAAACCTAGATACGTTCTCAACCAAATTGTCTGCGGTATCTGCATTAAAACAATGGAACTCGGCATGACCATCGCTGACTTCTATGTAAAGAATCAATGTATCACCCTCTCTCACAATAGCTGCGTTTTGATGCTCTATTGCGTGTTCTATCATTTCCTGTAATTCATGAGCATCTGCTCCTTGTGAGTTGCGCTTTGCATCTATTTCAAGAATTCTGAAATCAGTTAACTTTTCCATGCTTACCCAATTCTCCAATTTGTTCCATCGGAGTAAACCGGAACCTGATTAGCCCCGCCACCAGCAACAATTGAAGCAAATGTTGTAGCGTTAGCATCAGAAACAAACGACCTAGCCCCAACGCCGGACGTAGCGGCACTTGGTAACGTTACCACTGTGTAAACGGTAGTTGAAATTACGCTTTGAGTAGATGCAGAAAGCTGACCCAGAATGCTATCTACTCTATTGAAATACAGGCGCAAGACATTGTTTAGCTGATCTTGGTAAGAGCGCTGATATATCTCCGGAGCCAACGGCAATGCTGGCGTTGCAACCCTGTTGATTTCAAAGTCAGAAGTTACTAGTAAGGTCATCGTCTGCCATCCTGCTTGATGTCAAGTCGAGGAGAGCCAAGCTGCCAAGTCACTCCAGCAGCAGTAGACCTTACCTCCATAGCAATCTGTCGCCCACGCACACGGGTGTAGATCTGACCGGTAAATTCTTCAATTGGAAGTATTGCCGTTCTTGTCACCGTGGCATTATTCTCTCCACCAACAGAGGGTGGGACGTTATATCCAGAACCTGAGTTCTGCATGGGCTTGAGATACATGGTTACTTGAGGACTGGCGGCGGTGGATCCACGGAACGTAATGTCAGGAACAACCCGCCACACAAAGCCAAAGCGATCACCATCCTCCAAATCAAACTCGGCAGAAGTAATAAAAGCCTCAATAGGCAAGGTGGTTCCAGTAGCGTTGTCATCAACACCCTGCTCATGGTTCACAATGTTGTAGTCGTATGTGGCTGCAATTGGATAATCTCTCAATCCACTGTCCAGCCAAGCTGTGCGAGCCATAGACCCGTAGTACCAAGCGCCTTGACCTTGATTCTCCATGTAGTTAAACACTACATAGCTATCAATTGTGATGCTTGTGCCGGAGCAATAGAACCACCAAATCTCATTAAAACCTTCATTTGTACCGGCAACTACCTGAGCAAACTGCGACTTGTTTATGTCCGAAAAAACATACTGACGTAGATCGCAGTTTTGCGTTTGAGTCCTACCATCGTATTTATAAAACTTATCCACACCCATCCAATAGGCTACGCCGTTGGCATAAGCCACTGCGTTTTCTCCTGCAATGGAAAGGTTATCGCCCACAATCTGTGTAGACCAAACAACGGGTGCGCCTTGGTATTGAAGCGAATACAAAGACGAATCAGTCCAAACCAAAATTTCTTGGCGAGCTTGTATTGCTGTCACGATCTCAGAGCCGTGAGACAGATAAGTAAATCCAGCCTGTACTGTTGCGCTGGGAGTCCAGTTAAATGGATCGCCTTGGTCTGACCAGCGAATCAACATTGGATTAAATGTAGATGAACCAAACTCCGTAGCGCCAAATGCAAAAACAAACCTACTAGAGTCTGACACCAGCAAGTAATTCTGTTCTGTAGGCACAGCTGATGCGCCGCCGTAGTCCTCTAAAGCAATTGCTCTAGACGCAATTTTGTGTGTACCAGACTGCGATCCTGATGTATTAATAGCAACGCCGCCATAAGTAGCTGATAACTCACAAGATGTACCGGTAGTGTTAATGACGTAGTAATTTTGACCAACGTTTAAACCCGTAGGCAAAGCGCCATCTGTTGTTAATACGAACACCATACCATTCGTAAGCGTAATGGATGTAGACAAAATCGCAGGTGTTGCAATAGTAACGGTAAATGTTGTGCCAACCAATCCAAATGAAGCGTCCCAGTAGTAAATGCCATCACCTTTTGGGCCAAAGATTAAATCTTCCCCAAAGTTACTCTGGCTCCACTGACGGAATGTTTGGGTTGATTCTGTTCCTATCCCCCACGTTCCTGACCCCCAGCCACCAGCGCCCCAACCAACAAGACTTACGGCAAATGCTTCGCCAGTAGCAATTTGATATGCTGCCCTAACAGTTCCACCACCGGCAGCGGCAGTAGATGAGGCTTTTGCAGTTACTGTATGAATGCCAGATTGAATCGATCCAATCGTACTTATTGCCGTTCCGCCTGATGTGGCAGCAAGGCTAAATGTATATCCTGAAGTTGACACAACATGGTAGGTTGTGCCTGCCACAAACGGGCTAGGCAACATTCCTGTGCTTGTTAACGTTACCTCTACGTTATTAGCTAACTTAAACTGAGTGGTAAATACAGCAGGATTAGCTGCTGATATGGCTGCTGTGGAGGAGGCAACAACCGTATAAGTATTAGCCACTGAAGCCGTTGTTAGCAGATACTCACCCAACAAGGTAATACCGCCATTTGCCGAAGAGCCGGTAAATGTGACGTAGTTGTTGTTTGAGTATCCGCCGTTAGCATCAGTTACGGTCACCGTGGAGGAACCGCTCACCATATCAAACGGGTTTGTGAGCGTGTTGGTTTGATTTAATGGGGTAATGTCGTAGTAACTACCGCCATTCTCAATGTAGAACTTGAGGTTTGTTCCTACGCCCAGCAACTGTTGCGCACCCAGCGTCACCCAAGCCCACAAAGATCGGCACACACCCAAAAACGTGCTGGAGGAAATTCTCTCCCAACCGCCTATCTTTTCTGGCGTACCTTGGCGAAAGCGAATCTTGTCGCAGTCATACCACCCGTTCTCACTTGTGTAACGAGTGTTCTCTTTGTTTACACCGGGCTTGAGAAGGATTTTCTTGAGCATTTTTAACCTACATTGCGCTCAAAATGAGGGCAATCAACAAGAGACTTAAAGTTACCGCCCCAGCGGTTCTTTGGATGCAGAGTCTCCCAATACGCTCCTAGAGGGGCAAGGATTACCTTGTCCCAAATGATTTTTCCGTCCTTGAAAAAATTCAAGTCTATGGCGCACCGCTTTAGATGGATGGAATTCATTGTTTTGGAACGCCCCGTCTTGAAATAAATGGCTTGTTGTTCGGGAGTACGGGCAAGTTCCCCGCCGGTCACCACGAATCCTTGGTCTGTAGCGTACTGGATTAGCTTACAAGTGTCCAGCAAAAACGCAGCTTGTTCTGTGTTTAAACTCATTTTTTGCCTTTCATTTCTGCAAGTTTCTCAATGGTTCTGCCGCCAAAGTAAGCGCCCATGATTAACATCCCCCACTGCCCAAGCAACTGGACGTAGGACTCGTTGGCGTTTAAACCAAAGGCGCTCATCATGGCAAACAGGAAATAACCAAAGAAAATAGCAATCAGGCTCATGGGGCGAATGTTCTTGGACAGCCAAGAATCACTGTTCATATCTGACTGCCAGCGGTCTGTTACGTTGTCATCTTCGTTCTGCGCCGTTGCCGCCAGCACCTTCATCTCTTCCAACTCCATCTTGGCCTTCTCAATGCCAAGTTCAAGCAAACGCTCTTCGTGTTCGTATTGAAGTTGGCGCAAATTGCTGACATCTTCTGCGGTAGGAGCATCGGGAATTTTTACGCCAAGTGTTTTCTCAACCACCTCTTTGCCTTTGGCTTGGATGGCAGACGACAGTAACCCTAAGCCGTTTTCGGCTAGGCTACCGAGGAGGGATGCGACTATTGGAATCATTTATCTTCCCTTTTGAATGTAGTTTTCATTCCAGCCCTGTCTTCCAATATGGCTATGTGCAAACGATTGACTTGAATATCATCCCTGTTCTTTTGGATTTCTTTTTCCAAGTCTTGACGCAACTTTTCTCTTGCCAATTCAGCGCCCGTGTTGCTGGCTTGCTTGTTGTCAGAAGTCACAACCAAGCTTATTTTGCTGTTTAGGATGGTCACTTCATGCGATAAATTAGATAACGCAGACATAAGGTAGACCACGCACGAAAACAAAAGAGGCAACAAAGCAAATGTGATTTTTTCAACCAAAGCGCTTTTGGTTTCCATAGCTTGGATTTTTTCTTCACTCATTTTTCTTCCCCACGTTTCTGTTGTTCAACTTCTCTGCGTAACTTTTCCATCTTCTCAATCTGCGCTTGGGCTTCCTTTTTGGTTTGCAGCACATCCATGTACAGCATTCCAATCAGCGGCAGCAACAATACTACAAGAACACAAGCTGCAATCCACCCCACAACTATTTCCCAATCCTGTGCAAGAGGCCGAGGAGCAACCACATATATAGGAGGAATAGGAAAGTCGCCAGCAGATACGCCTGCCTTTCTTTTAGGAGCCGCTCCTCTTCCCTGCGTTGCCATGATTCATCATCCCGCTTCTTCCTTGCTTTGTCCTGCTCTACCTTAATGACATCCCGCATATCAAACACTTTGCTATACAAAGCTCCCATCTCTTTAGGAGCGCCGTACACCATTGCTTCTCTAATCTCAGTCTCCAGCAACGCCATCTGGTCTTGAGCCATGACCCGCTTAAGGGCGGCTTCCATCAGATTAGCGTCAGGGTCGTAGACTGATTTGCTCTTCTCTTCCTCTTCCCTTATGTGATCGGCAAGCTGTTCTTGCAGTTTGAAAAATTGGGATAGCTGGACAACGATGTCTGCCATGACTTGGGTTTCGTCAACGGCGACATAGGCTTCCTTTTTCGCCACAGGCTTGGTCGGGGCGGGCTTGTCGCTGGACTTGAAGAAGTTACTAAATTTACTCCAAAACCCAGTAACTTCCTTATATATCTCAGCGACCTCATTAACAGTCTTTTTGATCTCCATGAAAGACGTTTTAGCGTCTTTGTATAGCTTGCATCCCTGCTTGATAGCAGCGACACAAGCATTGGCGGCAAAAAGAATGCTGAGAGGATCAATGATTACTCCGCAGCTTCTTCAGCTTTGGCTTCAGGCATTGGCACTTGGGGAATAGCTTGCTCCCGAATGGCTTGGATAATGTCAGCCACTTCAGCATAGGGGCGTGTACCCAAATACTGCAAAACAGCATTCACCAGACCCAAGGTCAGTTCAATTTTTTTGTCGTTCATGGTTTCTCCAAAGCACCGCTGAGATGGGGCAGCGGTGAGTACCCCTTATGCTGATGCTGTACGCAATGGAGTCAGATTCTCTGTTGTCCAAAAATCTTTGGCAAGCATAATCTTCAAATGCTCTTTGTTGCGTGACAAGCAATCTGCCCAATCTTCTGCTGTCATGCCTTCTGGCTGACCTGCATTGATGAGGTTTACGCTGTCCATAGCGGCAGAGTAATGCTGTGCAATTTGTTCTGCTGTGATTTCAATTTCCATTTTTAAGCTCCTTTATGGTTAAGTGGATTCGAGTGCGGTGATTCGTGCTGTCAGGGCTGTGATGAGGGCTTGCTGTTCTTGGATTGCTTTGATTAGTGGGCTTATAAACATCTCACGGCTGATTGCCTGTATGCCATCTGCTCCCATATCCCAACCAGCAAAAGTATCTACACCCTCTGCATCAAGAGCCGCCTTGACTTCTTGAGCAATAAGTCCGTGCATGACAACGCCAGTTGTGCGTTTATTTTCTTCCGCATAATATGAGTTATCTTTATCAAGTTCGTTGCTTGCTTTCCATTCGTATTTGACTGGTCTTAAACGATTTATAAAGGACAAACCAAGAGTATCTTCTTGGATGTTTTTCTTCATCCGTCCATCAGATGTTTGTGTCCAAGTAGCATTTACTGTGAACGCATTGTAGATTTTTCCTGTGTCAGCGCCAAGAGTTACATTTGAATCAGCCTGTCCTGTTAAGTTATAACCTATAACAATTTGGCGATTTGAGCCAACTGCGCTTGTTCTAGCAAGACGACCAACACAAGTATTTTGAGCGCCTGTTGTAATGTTATTACCAGCATTACTTCCAATGCAAGTGTTATCTACTCCAGTTGTAACTGCAACACCCGAATCAATACCAACAGCAGTGCAATGAGTGGCTGTAGTAACTGCACCAAGCGAATTAACACCGACAGCGGCATGAGAATCACCTGTAGTGTTAGCATCCAAAGCCTGATAACCTACAGCAGTGTTGTTAGATGCTGTGGTGTTAGCGGCAAGAGCGTTAGCACCAAACGCAGTATTGGTTGCGCCAGTTGTATTTTGTTCTAAGGCCGACCTTCCTAATGCGGCGTTATTTGTTCCAGTTGTGTTTGCAAATAAAGACAGATAACCCAAGGCACTGTTGCTACCGCCAGTTGTGTTTGCGCCCAATGAATTTGAGCCAACTCCAGTATTGCTTACCCCGCTAGTGTTTGCGTCAAGAGCATTTGCGCCGACAGCAACTAAGTTATTACCAGTAGTATTTGCCGTACCTGCCACGATACCAATAAATACGTTGTCACTTGCAGTGTTAACAAGGCCTGCATTGTCTCCAATGATGACGACACCTGAAAACGTACCAGTAGCACTACTAGCGGCGGCATTGTCACCAATAATGATGTTTTGTTGGCCTGTTGTAATAGCGAAACCTGCACGATTGCCAATACCTACGTTTTCGCCACTACCTGTTGTTACGCTTGCAAGTGCTGCATTACCTACGGCGGTGTTGGATGGAGACGTAGTTACAGCGGTTAAAGCGTTAGTGCCTACAGCAGTGTTGGCAGAGGCTGTGGTGTTTGAGTCTAAGGCTTGCAAACCAATGGCAGTGTTGCTTGCGCCTGTGGTGTTGGCAGTAAGTGCTGTATGCCCAAAAGCCGTGTTGCTTGCGCCTGTGGTGTTGGCGGCAAGGGCTTGCAAGCCGAAAGCATTGTTGTTAGACCCAGTCGTATTTGCATTTAACGCTTGATAACCAAATGCGTTGTTTTGAGAAGCAGTTGTATTTGAAGTTAATGCACTAAACCCAACGGCAGTATTGTATAAACCAGTTGTGTTTGAAGCCAAAGCGCTTTTACCAACAGCAGTATGGTCAGTTCCCGTGGTGTTGGCAAGCAATGACTGAAAACCTACCGCAGTGTTGTTTCCTGCTGTGGTGTTTGCAAGCAATGACTGATAGCCCACAGCAGTGTTGTTGCTGGCTGTGGTGTTGGCTTGAAGAGCGGAACGACCCATAGCTACGTTATTGCTACCTGTGGTGGTCGAATAAAGAGCCTCACGACCAAATGCTTGATTTTGTGAGCCAGTTGTCAAACTGTACAAAGCCTGTGCGCCAAAGGCATCCGAACTTTGTCCTGTGTTGTTGTACATCGCCTGATAACCTACAGCAGTATTGTTAGCGGCTGTGGTGTTGGAAAAGAGGGAGGCCTGACCAATAGCTGTGTTGCTAGACCCTGTTGTATTTGTAGGCAAAGCACCTTGACCAACAGATGTATTGTTATTGCCAGTTGTGTTTACATTTAAAGCAAAAGAACCAACCGCTGTATTATTAATGGCTGTTGTATTGGCTCTCAATGCACCCTGTCCAATACCTGTATTGTTATCACCTGTATTTGCATAAAGAGCAGAAGCGCCAACAGCAGTGTTAGCAACACCAGTTACGTTGGTATAGCCAGCTTGATACCCCAAATATGTGCTTGGGTATGTTGAGCTTACTATGGTTTGACTGAAACCCGCCTGATATCCTACAGCAGTGTTGCCAGAGGATGTGGTGTTGGCTTTAAGAGCCTCGTTGCCTAGTGCTGTATTAAAGCCACCCGTAGTATTGGCAAGTAAACTTTGCGTGCCAAAGGAACTATTTTGTGTGCCGCTGGTGTTTGCAAACAATGCTTGGTAGCCAACGGCATTATTTGAATTGCCTGTATTTACGCCATTCATTGCCTGATAACCAATGGCTACTATGTTGATACCAGTCGTACTGCCATTCCCCGCTTGAAACCCAACAGCAGTATTGTTAGAGGCTGTGGTGTTGGACTTTAAAGCACCAGCACCTATAGCAGTATTAGCAGAACCTGTAGTGTTTAACTGTAAAGCCGCACCAGTAGCTAGGTCTGTGCCACCAAAAGCTACATTGGTATTTCCAGTAGTATTAGACAAAAGCGATTGATGCCCAAAAGCACAGTTTGCTGAACCTGTTGTATTGGCTAAAAGTGCTTGCTTTCCAAACGCATTGTTATAACTTGCAGTTGTATTGGCTTGTAAAGTTCCTGTACCAAAAGCATTGTTTTGAGAACCAGTTGTATTGGTAAATAACGCTAAGTTGCCAAAACTATTATTTTCAGTTCCTGTGGTATTGGCAGTTAGGGACTGATAACCTACAGCAGTATTGTTGGAGGCGGTGGTGTTTGCTTGCAAAGCACCTCGACCAAAAGCAGAATTGTTGCTTCCTGTAGTATTACCTAAAAGAGAATAAAGACCAAAAGCAGAGTTTTCTGCTCCAGTTGTATTTGCTTGAAGTGATTGTGTTCCAAATGCCGAATTGTTACTGCCTGACGTATTAGCTGCTAAAGCAGTTGTGCCAACTACTGTATTGGTTGCAACAGCACTAGCGCCTCTGCCTACTGTGAGTCCTTCAACAACTGCTCCAGCAGTTAAGGTGGAGATACCTGTCACACCCAAAGTAGTAGATGCTGTGAGCGAGGTAAATGCACCAGTTGAAGCTGTCGTAGCACCAATGGACATATTATTAATCGTGCCAACACCTGTTGAAGTCAACGCAAGCGTAGGTGTAGTGCTGGCAGTTAATGTGATTAAGTTTGTGTATGCTGCACCGTCTGTGTCATAAGCGGCAAGGTTTAACGTATTGGTTGCTGTCTTTGCTGATTTAAGCTGAGTGCCTGTGACGTAAGAAGCCGTTTGGGTGATGGTGTCAGTGTCGGCATCGCCAAGGGTGGTGTTTCCCGTAACGATCAAATTGCCATTGACGGTAAAGTTACCAGTGGTGGCACTATTACTGCTGATGCGGATAAAGTCTGTTCCGTTCCAAGCCACAACAGCAGACTCGCTGACAGCCAAGGTCACGCCTGTGGTCGGGCCAACGCCACGAATCTTCACCGTGTAAACAGCAGAGGTGTTGATGACCGTGTAAATCTTGGACTGAGCAGGAGCCGTGATGGTGATGTTCGCTGAGGCCGGTGAACACAACAGAATCGCCTGACGGGACTGATTGGCTGCACCCGTGGTTGTGGTCAGCGTGGTATCGGCTGTAAGTGTTTGAGTACCCGCAATAGCTGAGTCGAGCAGCGAGGTAATGCTGTTATTTACCGTGTCGCCCCATGTGCCGGACAGTTCGCCGGTAACGGGTAAGGCTAGACCCAAAAGTGATGTATATGCTGTCGTCATGTTGTTACCTCAATTTCTTCCCAATTCGGGGTTTGTTCATCATCAATCAACGACCAGCCGGGAGTTTGCGGGTTGCTGATATTTTGCCAGTTTGCGGCCTGCGTGTCATCTATATTTGACCAATCAGCCGTTTGTATGTTAGAGATTGTCCCCCAATCCGCCGTCTGACTATCGTCAATTATCTTCCAATAAACCGCAATCAGAGTTCCAACATATCCTTGTGCTTGGTTGCCTGTCAGCGATAAGACTTTTTCGCTCCCTCCCACCGATCCAACAGCCCCAGTGGAAACGTTACCAGTGAGGGAAACATCTTTGCTGTGGATGACCGTACCTACTGCACCAGCGGCAGAGACACCTGTCAAAGCAACTGTGCGAGCATTCCCTACATCCCCGGCAAAACCATAGGCTACCTCACCATCTTCCCCTTCGGACGTACTGGGGGTCATCACCCCAACTGCACCAGTAGCTGACACCCCGGCAAGGGCCAATGATCTTTCTGCGACCGTTACCGTTCCAACTAATCCCGCTGCCGATACACCAAACAGCGCAATTGTTGTGTTGGGAGTCGCTATCCCAGCATCGCCAGAAGCCGCAACGCCTGTAATTGCAAACGATCTTTCCGCAACGGTAACTGTCCCGACCCCACCCGATGCCGCAGTCCCAGTTAAAGCAATTGTGAGAACAGGTGCGGCGTTGCCCACGTTTCCGTAAGCAATATTGCCGTCTTCCGTTGGGTTATTTGTCTCAACAACAGTCCCAACATTCCCAGAAGCTAGAACCCCACTTAATGCAACAGTAATGACCGGCGCAACTGTTCCAACGGCTCCTGTTGCTTCATCTCCGGTTGCTTCAAGAGTGCCGCCCCAGCCGTTTGCGCCCCAAGTACTGTCGCCCCAGCCGAGAGACATGACCTACCCTTAAGTAGTTGCCAAACGCAGCAAAGCGGTTGATGTAGTGTTTGCAGGCATAGTCAAAGTGAAAGTACCCGCCGTAATGGTCTGTGAACCAAACGTGTGGACGCTGACAGCCTTATCGCTCTGTGTTGAGTTGTAGATCAGCACCGCATCAAACGCCGTGGTCAAAGTTACCGTGGTGTATGTGATTGACGCAGAAGGTGTGACAAAAGCCACCCCCGCCGTTGCCGAAGAGTTTGTTGCCGTTGGAGGGGTTGCCATAGTCACCGCCACACCTCCAGCCGCATAACCCGCACCAGATACTTCACCACTGACTGTGTACGCAGTCGTGGCTGCATTTACGGTAGCCGATGCTAGGTATAACGCCGCCTTGAAAGCGTCTGTAGCGCCTGATGCCCGTATGGGTGCAGTGCCAAAGTTATGAGTCGCAGTCATCAACTCGCCCATAAACGAAGTACACATTGATTGGGTGTTTGCCACTTTATTTCTCCTTTAACCAATTGATGCTGTTTCGCCACCAACGAATGCCAGTGGTTTCTTTAAGGTCACATGAGCAGAGCGGTGGACAAGTTCACCCTCCAACCAATACTCTATCCATGTGGTCAATTCATTATCGTTGTCCACAGTACCCTCACGCTTCTCCAGCAATGAGTCATCCATCTCGCCTTTGGTAGTGGTAACAATCAATTTGAACTCCTAATAAGTGCTTCTGTTGCCGTGTTTGGTGGCATCGTGATTAAAAATGTACCGCCCGATGTGGACACTTTGTCTGACCCAAAATCCAAAACAGCAACAGACTTGTTTGCTTTGCTTGAGTTATAGATTAATGCGCATCTTGCAGTTATAGCTCCAGTCCACGACACATTTGGAAATCCAACATACGCCGTGTATCCTGAGCTATTCACCGTGATTGGTGTCAATATAGATCCACCCGCCACATAGTTGCCGCCACTTGCTTCGTTGGTGGCTGAATAAGCAGTAGTTTCTGCGTTTAAATTTACATTAGCTGTGTACAAAGCAATTTTTATTACATCTGTTGTCAGATCGTGAATGCCTTGATACAGCTCTGCCTTGAAGCTTGTTGTCTGAGTTTGGACTATTGACATTAATTTACCTGAATCCGAACTTGACCATCACGATAAGCATCTGCACGTTGCTTGCCATCACCCAAGTTCTTGAGCAAGGTAATAGACTGCACATACATGTCTTGGTAAAACTTGACCATATCTGGTTCACCCTTCATGTAGCGAATAGCTTCAACCATCGTTCCATTCAAAAGAGCAGAGTCAAAGTTATCCCCAAGCCAAGTGGTGCTGGCTGTAACAATGGACTCAGGGTAATAGTAGAAGTGCAGCTCTACTGAATACGTTGTGTCTGGTGTTGGGCCAAGAAGAAACGATAACTCGGTAACGGCATTTGATTGTGGGCCAAAAATAGCATAGTGCTTAGGCTTGCCACGATAGGCCGCTGCCGTGCTTGGATACGCCTCACGCATGAAGTTCACATCCTTATTCAACAAATAAAGATAATCGCTTCCACTAATCACCGCCAACGAATAAGCAGACAAGAAATCATCAGGCGCAGACAGATACGGATTACCAGCGGTAATAGTACCAGTCATGTTCTTGCGCAGATTCGCTATCTGAACAGTGTTATATATACGCTGTTCAGCTTGCTTAATCATTATGTTCATGTCCACCGTGGGAAACGTGTTCTCACAGTAGTCACTCACTGCAATGACCAATTCGTTGTAAGTCATGCCATTGGGCCTCTAGCCATCACGCCTTTGGTGGCTGCGCCAGTACCACGGATCTTGATACCAGTTGTCTTTACATCATCAGCGCCGGGGTCTCCATCGCTCACTCTTTTAGCGGCAGACCGCACACCAGACTCCAATGCTGTAAGCATGTTTGGATCCTTCTGTCGTGTTTTTGTGAGCGGCTTGCCATCCATAGTATGAGGCTCGGCGTAAACGCTGGCATCGCCAACTTCTTTGCCCATTATCTTTTTGCTGAATTTTGCCATATTAGCCACCCTTTGAAGATGTGCGTTGATTGATCACCTTAGCCATGCCACGACCATACATGCGCATATTTTCGTTTGTTTTGCCGCCTTTTGCCATCTTTTTTACACCGTGCATAGACTTTTCATGGCCTTTGACAGCCTTGCCAGCTTCAACATCAGCGATGCGCTTTACTTCCGATTTTTTCATTTTCCACTCCTAAGTGATGCTTACAGTTACATTGCCAACGTCAGCGGTTCCAACCAAGTAGTTGGGCGTTAAAACCGCATCAAAACTCTTGGATCCTCCGACTGGATACCAGCCCCATTGAATATCTCGTGATCCGCCTGTTGGGAATCCATTGTCAGCCTCAGTAGGCGAATCCTGCAATCCGTTTAAACCAGCGGCTACATATGTGCTGTCATTGCGTGGCTCCCTGACTGCCTGCGGATCCTCTACTGGATACATACCTAGCTGCAATTGAGGGTGATCAGGATCCCAGCATTCACTGCAAACCTTCAATTGGTAAAGCTTGGTTTTAATGACCTCGTACTTAAGCTGCTTCAGCTTGAACTGCTGACCACAACGGTCACACATTGCAATGCTGAACTTGCCTGACGAGAACATATTAGCCATTAGGGAGATCCTCCACCAATGAATTGCTGGCGAGGAACAAACAAGCTGGAAGCCTTTTCCCTGTCCTCGCCTGCCGCCAATTGGAATTGCTCTTCGTATGCCATTTTCAGCATATCCATGCGTGTCACAAGCTCTGGCACTTTCATGGCTATGTAGTAAGCCAAGCCAGCTACAAGGCATGGCAGGAAGCGAAAATTCATGTCGGCTGTGGTTACGCCTGAACCAGCGTCCTGCACTCTACGCAATCGCCAATATACGAATTGGTAGCTTGTTGAGCCGTCAGGCGTGGGCCAAACGGTTATAGCAGGAAGTTGAGGAACATAAACAGAGGTGCTAGTGGTGTGTGACGCTGCAACTGTATTTGCTTGCGCACGAGAGCAGACATTTAAAACATTTCCAGTGATGTACTGGTAATAGATGATCTCTGAGTCCAATTGAATGTACCCAGCAGCAGCCAATCCAATTGTTGAATTTAATGTGATAGTTGTGGCTGTGGCGTTAATCGACCCATTCAAGGTCAACTGCGTCATACTGGTCTGACCAGACAACCTTTGGATAAAAACTTGAATTGGTCTTGCTTGGGTTAATTTGTTTGGAATGGTGGCATAGGTAGAAACGCTGATACGGGTAATGCTTAGATCGGCTTGAGTAGAAGAATTTGCCTGACCGGTGCGAATTACATGCTCCATCAGATCAATCGTGTCAGTAGGAAGCGGGTAGGTGTTTAAACCCTGAACAAGGTCAATAGTTCCCTGTTCAATTGTCCACATGTTAATGCCACGGTTTTGCCACTCAATGGTCATTAGGTTCATTGACCTGCGGGCTGTACGCAAGTCATAACCACTACGCATTTCACGCCCAGCACGTTCCCACGATTCTTCGGCGATCTCCGTAAAGTCCATATCAAAGATTGATGTGCCGGTGGTGTATGCCATTATCTAAATCCTGCTGTTTTCTTTGCAATACCTTTAGGCTGGGCTACAAACTGCTTACCCGCCGCCTTACCCTTACGCTTGGCTTTGGTTGTCGCAGCATATTCAGCAGGAGACAAAGACTTGATAGCCGCTTCAGGGAGATACCTCTCACCTGTTTTTGACGAAGGCTTCCCCGACTTAGTGCGCCATTTCTGGTCGCCCCAGTTTTTAAGAGAAGTCTGCGGCGCTTTCAATCTTTGTAACCTCCGCCTGCTGCCTTGTATTTCTTTGCCACCAACTGTGCTTTTCTTGCCGACCACTGACCAGCTCCCGTGCCATGAGTTGCCGCCGCCTTGACCTGAGACACAATCTTTTTACGCAAACTGGGTTTCGTGTAGTTACCAGCTTCATTTACCTTAGACTTTACTTCTCCGCCCTCTTTAAAAACTTCAACGGGGAAGTTCCCATCCTTTTTATGGATGATCCTTGGCTTTTTGATTTTGTCGGGATTAACGGCTCCCATGCCTCTGCTCGGCATCATTAGCACATCATCCCACGAGTCTTGCCACGCTGGGCAATACCGTCTGCACGGCTGGAAGCCGAGCCGCCTTTAGCAAATGCCTTGCCCATTTCCGTCTTGGTTGTGGGCGCAGTCTTTCTCTTCTGATACGCTTCCTCGTCTTTTGCTTCTTGCATAGACTGCTTCTGACCTGCGGTCATTGGCTCTTCTTGAAGTTCTTTGGCTGTAGGGCCGCCTTGTTTGCCACGACCCGCTCCGGCTTTAGGATTCATAAATCCAGACAAACTATTGCCTTGCATGACACGCATAGCTTTACGGTTAGGTACATCGCTTTCACGAAGTTCCGCTTCACCTTTTTTTAGCTTTTCAATTTCAAACTTGTCGTCTGATGTTTTTCCGGGGGACGCAGTATAAGCATATTTCATGGTTCACCTCAATAAGTTTTGCATTTGGTTCTGCCACGCTGGGCAATACCATCAGCACGTTTAGATGCATTTCCGGTTAACCCACCAGAAGCCATCTTCTTGACAGAGCCACCCCGATTCATCCCAAGCTTCAAAGGCTCGTTGCCAATCTCCTTCATAAAAGGAGCTGTCGATTTTGCCTTTTTGCCCATTTGAGCCAATTTCTTAGCAAGCTTTGCTGCGGCAGATATTGCGCTTCCGCCGGGAATTGGCATTACATCTGTATCAGTGACGATGGCTTCAGCTTTCTCACGCTCACTGCGCTTGGCCTTACCCGCTGGAGTTGCCGCCTCTTTGTTTGCTTTGTCGTAATCAGCCTTACGTTGAGCATCCTTTTGTTTGGCGTAATCTTGTAGCTGTTGAGCTGTTGGCCCTCTGCCGCCACCTGATCCGCCTTTTGATGGCTGGACTGACGGTTTGGGAGTAGGTGGCTTTTTCTTAGGAGCAGGTGGGTTGGCTGGAGATGAGGGTATAACGCTTGGCGTAACCGAGCGGTCTTGACCCTGAGAAGTATTGGGAGACATGCTGGTTGGGCGCTTTGAAATAGCCTCACGAATACTTTGATTCATTGCAGAATCAGCGGCTGGAGACACAAGAGCTGGAGTCGGTGCTTCTCTGCGGCGATCAAAGTATGTGGAAGCAGTAGGCACAGACCCTTGATCGACATCAGCACTTGGTTTGGCGGATCCCATGCCAAAAAAGCTCTTAAAGGCCTGAAGATTTTTTTCACCCTGCGCTCTACGGCGGTCAAAGCTTCCGGGTGTGACGATACCAGTGCGTGGATCGGTGTCCCCAATCTCATCATCAGAGCGAGTCCGAAGGACTCCGCCTTCGTCAAAACGTTTTTTCTTCATAGTTTTAGCCATGATTCACCTCTTAGCATTTACCGCCACGATTCATTTTTACTTGAGTACCTTGGGTTTTGCCTTTACGAGCAATACCGTCAGCACGACTAGATGCAGATCCACCCTTGGCGTAGGCCATACCGCCACCCATCATTTTTTTAGCTACACCACCGTGAGCCATTTTGCCCTTGCCGTCTGCGGCAAAAGCTGGAACTTTTTGTCCGTCTTTCATAACCATAGGCATACCGCCGCCAGCCATCTTTTTTGCACCCTTCATCTCAGCCATCTCATGCTTGACCATAGACTTAGGAGCGCCCTTGGCTTTCATAAAGCCAATTTCTTTTTTAACCATTGCTTTAGATTCTTTCATGTCACCACCTTGTTTAAACGTTTTGCCTTTGTCGGCCTTGCTGAAATCTTTACCCACAGACTGTGGGACTCCCACTTTCTTGGCAAAAGATGGGTTGTTCGCCACCGCAGCCATGAAATTGTGTTGCTTCTTACTTGTGCTGGGCATCTTTATCGCCCCGCTTGAATAAGTTGGTCAATTTTTGCTTCCAGCTTGTTAAAACGCTGGTCAATGTGGTCAGTAATTCTTTGCACTTCTGCGTTAGTTGCGTAATCACGGGCTATTTCCTCTCGTGTTCGGTTAAGTAATATGTTTAAACGATTTAGTTCATCAAATTTTTCACGAATGAAAAACCACAGTCCACCCATCAGGACAGATAAGCCAGCAGACCAAATGGTGTTGATGTCCATTACAACATCCGTCCTTTTGTTTTTCCTTTTTGGGCTATACCATCTGCTCGCTTGGAGGCGCTAGAGACTTTACCGCCGCCCTTCATTCCCCTGCCAGCAACGCCTGTAGGATTTGAATAGTCCAAGCTTACATCGCCACCCATATCTTCGTAATCATCTGATTTAGAAGAATCGGAAGCAGTGGCATCTTTACCCGTCATAGATTTTGCACCTGCGGCAAGAGCGGAAGCGCCTGCGCCTCTGGCAACCGTGCGGCTTACAGCACGATCTTGCGCCATCTCAAAGGCTCGCTTTGCAGCGCCTTTTGCCTTGGTTGGCTTTGCTGTTAATTTTTTAAGGTCGTCTAAAGTGCTGGAGCTTCCCTTGAAAGAGGGCATACTGCTCCATTTTGTCCCTTTGATGGAAGAGCTATATCCGCCACCGCCACCGCCACCCTCAAGAAGCTGGTCATCGGTTGGTTTTTTCCCAATTTTTGCCATTTAAACAAACCTACCCTTCGTTTTGCCTTTAGTAGCACAACCATCGGCTTGAGTTACATATCCGCCATCAGCGCAATTCCATGCACGAAGGCTTTTGTTAATCCTCGAATCTGGATCCTTGGCGGTCTTTTCGCTCGTCAATTTCTTCTTCATGCCTTCCATACGGGCGCAGAAAGAGTCTCGCCGTTTGCCGCCCTCTGGCTGTGGAGGCTTCAGATTCATCCCTTGTTTCTTGGCAGAGGCTCGCCCTTTGGCGTTCAATCCGCCCTTCTCGCTCTTGCCTTCTTTTCTCTGCCATGCTGGACTAGCCATTTGCAACTTTCAATTGAGGTTTTGAACGATCCTTAAGAAGTGGCCTCAAAACATCTTTCTCAAAGTCCCGTGTAAATTCTTCTGTGCCAATATGGGGAAGACTAATCATAGGATCTAAGTAAATCTTAAATCCTTCAGTCCTTGCTCTCAAACAGAAAGCATAGTCTTCGCCAATATATTGACCATCAAGAATCATAAAGTCAAAGATGGCGTGTTCTGTTTCGCCGTCACCATCGCCTTTGTATTGCCACTCAGGATGCTTCTCAATCATGTGTTCAAACACATGGCGGCGCACAAGCATGAAGCCAGTGGAAACACTTTCAACACGCATCAATCCATGATTGTCAAACTCTAACTGACCATCTTCGTCTAGATAAAAATCCAAGAAAAATTTGGTGTCTTTTGATCTGCGTGGGTACGATCCAGCCACAACATCTTTGTCTGATGACAGCGCAAGCAAGCGAGTAACAGCATCCGTATTAATCACAACATCAGAGTCCACAAACAAAAAGTCTGTGCAATCTGACTCCATGAAGTTACGAACCAGCTTATTGCGAGCCTTGGTAATGATTGAGCAACCAGATATGTGTACGAGGCTTAGTCGTACACCCATCTTGTCTAACTTAGGCACAAGTTCAGCAATGGCAAAAGCAGTTCTGATGTTTACTTTGCCATCGTAACAAGGGATCGCAATCATTAGCTTGCGACCAATTAAGTTAAAGCTCTTGTCAGCCATAGTAAATCTGCGCTGCGTCAATTGCATTCATATAGGCGTAAATTCCATTTGCTGCCAATACACCTTCGCCGGGAATAAGTGGAGCATTCTGGAACTCATCTGATGAGTGCGTTTCATAGGTTAACAGCCAACGATTTGCGCCGCTAACATAAACCGCTGCCGGAGAACCTGTAATATTCCCAGTATTGATGTCGGTTAGCGTAAATGTATCAGCGTCTACTCTAGTAATACTGTAATTGCCATCAGTAGCAGCGCCACCAGAACCGCCGTCAAAGTGAATTCCAACAACAGCACCCGTAGACAAACCGTGGGCTGTCTTGGTTATTGTTACGGTTGTGCTGCTACGACCATAACTAACACTTGAAGTTACTGGAGCTGTGGTTGTATCAAACAATACAAGAGTGCCACTGCCACCATAAAAAGAAACACCCTTTACACGGTTGCGTCCAAGCACAAAAAACCCGCTTTGGTTTAAGTGTCCTTGTTTTACGTCATATTGCATCGCCATTTTGCTGCTCCAGTTCTGGTGCTTCTATTCTGTTTATGAGCATCTTGTACGCTTGGATCGTGGCCTGAGCTTGAATTAAAAAGGTTTGGGCTTTTTGTGCTTCAGTCTCAAGGTCACGAATCTCAGTCTCCAAGAATTCCTTGGTGATCTGCATTATGCGAATGTAGCGTAAGCAGGAACGTAATACACAGTGCCGCCAATCATCACTTTGATTGCTTTAGACACAGTAGTTACGCTGCTTGCAGTGGGCGCAATCGTAGCGGCAGGGGCTGTTTCAATGTTCATCAACAAAGGAACCTCCCCTGTGTTTGCGCCGCTGTCCGTTACACGAATAAACGAAGCTGTACCGGGCAAAGAAGCGTTAACAGAGTAATCTGTGTCCAACTGCAGAACAGCCAAAGTGCCGCCCGGAGTAGCTACAGAACCCCCCAAGGTTGCACGAATAGCGTTAGCCGCACCAGAGATCGTGCCGCCTGTGTTAATTGAAGTAGAAATGTGCGCACCGTTGATTGTGCCGCCTGTAGCAGCATTTGCACCCGTAACTCGGGTTAAAGCACGAAAAGTTTCGCCAGAACCGGTGGAAGTAAATTCCAATCGGTTATACGACAAACGTGTATCGCCAGTGGTGGCTGAGGTCGTAGCGTAAAACTCAGATACGTTGCCAGCAGTGGTTTCAACAATAGGGCTAGCGGCTGTACCACCGATAAAACCATTAAGGGAAGAGACTGGGCCGGAGAATGTGGTTAATGCCATGATTTTTTCCTTACATGCAAGTGGGGCGTATCTGTCTGCATGTCGTCAGCCGGGACTGTCAGATACACCGGATGACCCCGGGATGTGTTGTTTATACCATGCTGTTTAAACAATGGCAATAAAAAAGGGAGCCAAAGCCCCCTTTTTTTCTGCTGCTTAGGACGATCCGGGAGACCCGAAAATGCCCAAAGGATCAGATACGCCGAAGCTATAACGCTCACGGGCTTTGTAACGGACGTTGCCGGTATCAAAGTCGCCGTCCATGCCGGTAGACATGGGGGTACGGATGAAGTGCTTCAGACCGTTAGGAACGTCAGTCAACAAGAACCAAGCGTTTGTGTCTGTCAAATAGTTATTGACAGTGTATCCGCCGGGGATGGAGCCGTTGTTCTTAATGGCGTTGATGTCGTTGTCAGCTGTTCCGACACGGAGTTCGGTTTCCAACAAACGAGTAGCAACGAACTGGAGTGCGGGAGGCACAACCAATTTCTTAGGCTTGGCAGCAATCAGCAAGCCACGCTCATCTGTCCAGCCTGCGATTTGAATGACAGCGTTTTCCAACGAAGTTTCATTCAAGTCAGCGCCAGTAGTTGGGCGGTTGCTGTTTGTGCCACCAGAGATCAGGGGGTGGGCGGTGCTACACAAGGTAACGCCGTCACCGTAGGTCACTGTAGTGGTGAACGCATTGTTCAACACAAAAGCGGCCTTGACCTGCTTGGTGTAAGACATCGCACGAGCCAATGCTTTGGTATAGCGGCTGGACAAGCTGTCATACAGATTGTCTTCCACAGCTTCTTCAGTGATGGAGAAGCCCATTGCGATGGTTTCGTGGTTGTAACGAGCAGTCCATGCTTCTTGTGCATTGTCATAAGCGATGGCGGAGCCTTCGTTCTTGACGGGTGCAGCAGAAAAGCCTGACAGCTTGGTTTCTTCTTCAAAAGAACGCTCTGAGGTCTCGGTTTCGTAGATCTCTTTGTGTTGCTCGCCGTAAGTCTTGTATTCCAAGCCAAACAAAGCGTTCAAACCGGGAAGCAGTTCTTTCAGTAGTTGCGCACGAGAAATTGCCATTTCTTACTCCTTAAACACCAGTGGTGTTGTTGTACTGGTGTGCGTTGATTTTCACCAACAGCTCGGTGAAAGCATCTGCCGCAGTAGCGGTTTCAGGCACAACATCGATCACACGGATTGGGATAGTGGCAGTAGTACCAGCACCCGTTAAAGTTACAGCAAAGGCTGAATTGCCGGTGGTAGTGCTACCAGCGTTCAGAACCAATGCCACGTTAGAGCCAACATCAGCACGAGCCGCAGTACCCATAGTTGTACCAGAGGTAACAACGGCTACTTTGAACAAGGCTTGTTGGTCATCTACAACATACGCATAAGCATAGTTGGTTGTAGTTGATACGGATGCAGGAATGTACTGACCCTCAACGGTTTGACCGCTGGAGTTGACATACGAGCCGCCTACGCAAACGCCAACAATAGTGCCAGCATTGGTAGAAGTTGATTTAATCAGATAGCCATTGCTGTCGATTTGTACTGTATCTCCAAAGAAGATAGCAGTGCCAAATGCGGCTGCAACGGGAATCTGCCGAAAAGCACCTGCATAGGGCTTGCCATCAATTGAATTGATAGGCTTTAGACCGTAGGGTGCTGAGACAGTGGGGTAAGCCATGTTTTAAGCTCCAAAGTTAGATTGATTTACCAAATGAGACCTTAGAACGCCGCTCACTGAAAAGAGGCATTCTTGCGTCACTTTCACGCATAAAGTTGTTGTCCACTGATTCCATCTGCGCTCTTGCCTGTTCTTGGAAGTACGCATCACGGTCACGGGTGAACTCAACAGGGGTTTTGCAAAGAAGCAATCCACCAATTTCAATTCCGTCTGGAAAACGCCCGTTAGGGTTATTTAACATGCGGAGTTTTGGTTGGGTGATGGCCTTCACAGGCTCCCAACCCTCACGGAATTTCGTAGAAGCATTTACTGGATCATCTTTTCCTAACATGGAAATACGAATCCAACGGAAATCCCAACCATCTTCCTTTTCAGGTTCAGGTAGCAATTGAGGCGGCATCCAACGTTTGGGGCGCATCTCTGCTTCACGGGACTCTACAGATCTTTTTTCACGTTTTTGATCATCCATTTTGATTTCTCCTTAAAACCGCTACCTCACGAGCATATTGTTCCAATGGAACTCCAAGCCGCTTGGCAATGTTGACTTCTGACTGGGAAAGTGTGATTTTTCTGGGCGCAACACTTCTGCTTGCAGAAGCAACAACGCTTGATTTAGGGCGATGAGATTTCGAATCATCGGATTCACCAGACTCAAACTTATCTGGGAATACTTGGCGTAACCTACCATTTAAGCGCAAATAGTAATCGTCACTTTGAGGATCAACACCCTCGTCATTAACCAGCTTGTCATGCACTCCAAGCGCAAAACTGGTCATTTCCTTATCCGATCCCCACCAAGAATTTTGTTTTCGCCAATTCTCAGCTTTAGGATCTGGAGCGGGTTCTGCTTGCAGGTGCTTGGTTTGTACAACATTTTCCTGCTCCTGTAAAGGGGCTGGCTTAAAATTGTTTACACGCTCCACCTTCATCTTAGCCGTGGTCATTTCTTCCTGAGCTTGGACTAAAGCATCGGAGTCCCCTGATTCATAGGCTGACTTGTATTTGCGCCGAGCCTCTTCCAACTCTTGTGCAACCACTTTTTTAGCCTGCTCTAATAGAGCAGATTGACTGGTGTTTACAGTGCCTTTGAGGCGCTTATTCTCTTCAAAAACGGTTTGGGCTATGCGAATAGCCTCTTCCTTTTCTCTAAGAGCTGCCTCTTTTGCTCTGCGTTCTTCGTGATAACCCTTAGTAAATTCACGAATTTTGTTGCGGTCTCGCTTTGAATATGACTCCAATTCCTCATCGGTTGGCTCTTGAGGAGGTGATGTCATGGGGGTTCGCCCACGATCATCTTCAGGCGTGTCATCAACAATTTCAATTTCCGGCTCTGGTTCGGTCATAAGAAGCCCACGTTTTGGCTGCTCAATCTCAGAGTCCTGAAATTCAAATTCAGTTTTCTCGTTATCGGACATGATTTTTTCCCTTACGCACGGGTTATTCCACGAGGATCTTGAACAACAGCTTCTACGCTGTCATCGTTGATCAGGCGAAATTCTTTGCCATGAATCTTGATCCGAGTCCCAGTATTGGGTCGGACAAGGACGAAATCCCCAGTTTTGCATGAAGGCCCAGACGGAAACCGCTTGGTGTCTTTAAACGCATCAGGCCCCATTTTCACAACGAACAACACTGGCGACAGTATTTCTTCGTAATGCATGGTTTGCCCAGCCTTTGCAAGACCGCTTTCATACTCTTCTTCTACCTCTGGTAAAACACATAAGAGGTAAAAGGTTGCTGGATCTGGCACTTGTTTTGCCTTTTCCTCCGCCGAGGTATTCAAAATACCCGACAGATCTACCGCCTGAATATCGAATTCAGTCATCTTCGTATCTCTCCATTTTTCGAACAAGGTCAACTACAACGGACTGTGCAAACAGTAGACCCTGAATTTGCCCGCACAGCTCTCGATACTCGGCGTAGTCTTTAGCTCCGCCCGTACCAATCCTTTCAGAAACAATTTCGCCTCGTTCCTTCAATTGTTTTAAAACATATTCCAATTCGTTCATCATTGTTTCCGTTTAAACAAATCAACTTGCACTTTTTGGTTTGCCTGCTTTTCCTGAGACTGGATTCGTTGCTGCTCAATCTGCTGAGTTCCTTGCAGCCTTTGCTCCTCAAGCTGTAGCTTGGCTTGCGCAATCTGCGCATCTGTCTGGTCTTTCTGAGCCTTGCGCTGCACATCTGCCTGCTTGATTTGTAGTTCTGCTTGTTGCATTTGGATAAGGGGGTCTTGAGCTTGCTGTTGAGCCTGAGCCTGTTGGGCTTGGGCTTGATTTGCCTGTAAAAGCTGTGCGGCTCCTTGGGCAACCAAGCGAGACAACTCGACTTCGACATCTTCTGGCAATTTTGAATCTGGCGCAGGGATTGGAACGCCAATCTGTTCTTCCACGTTCTTGCGGTATTTAAACGCCAAGTGTTCTGCAATGTGAGCCATAGCCGATGCTTGAATCTTTTGCGCCATTGGGTTTTGACCAATGGTCGCCGCAATCATTGGATCCTGCATAAACGATTGGTGCGCCATGATGTGAGCATCGTGGTCTTGGTAGATAAACGCTTTTGTTGGCTTCCCATTAAGGAATGCCATGTTTTCGCTAACAGGATCTTTGGGTGTTTGATCGTCCGAAGTGGGTATTAACTTATCAGCATTGCGAACGCCCAGAACCTCAATCATTTGGCGGTGCAAGTTTGGCAAGTCATAGATTTGCGGGGCTTGGCTTGCCAACTGAATAACAGCTTGGTACTGCATGATCCTTTGAGCCATTGTGGAGCTATTGGGATCGCTGACAGGGATAACCTCAACAATGTCGTAATCTGCCTGCTTTGCTTGGCGATTTCCGCTTTCTGGGTCGTATTCATAATCATCTGGAGCATAGTCCCTGATGATGTTCTTGAGCAGTTTAAACTCCTGTTTCATGGAGTTATGTACACGGGCCTGTACAGCACTCATGGTTTTGAGCTGGCGCTCTAACAGGGCTAGAGTTGTCCCGACAGGTGCATTTGCACTCATGTCAGATATCTTCATTTCCCCGATAGATCCTAAGCGTCTGCCTTCTTCAGTTATCTGGTTGAGCAGTGTCAGCAATGTAGCGCTGGGTTCTTTGTAGGGCAACGTCATTACGTTGTCTTTGATGGTTCCTGACGGAACATCCACATCCCTGAACTCTCCGGGGGCGATTGGGGTGTCATCCCCTTTAACCCTCATACCACGGGACTTAAGACCTCCGGGCAGGTTAGAAAGAGTTCCTGCGTCCACCAATTGACGAATCAGGGCAGTGCCAGCACGGGCATACCCGCCAATAATATGGATTAAACCTAAGCCGTAGAAGCCAAAGCCGGGTACATAGCAGTAATCCACAAAATGTTGACGTTTGAGTTTTTTATCATCATCTGCGTTGTAGTTGCGGTAAATAGACAGAACCTCATTGGTTCCACGGTCAATTGTGACCACATAAGGCAGGGCGATTCCACTTGGCTCTCCGTCCTCGTCAACATCTTCCATGCCTTCAATATCCAGTTCTGTGTGGATTTCAAAGATTTGATAGCGGTTGTCATCTGTGGTTTTGTAACCTTGCTGTTCTGCCTTTTTCTTTTCAATATCAGAAAGAATGTTGACTGGCTCGCCAAGCTCAATATCTCTGTAAAAGCCTGCTACCTGTAGCTTTTTAATCTCATTCTCTGTCTTTCGCATCACATGTGTAACACGTTCTGCGTTGTTCAGATTTGAAGCTCCATAAGGAACAATGACATCCTCGGCTGGGATGAACATTGACACCTCCCGACCAAGTGCGGGGTCATAGTAAACCTTCTTAAAGGCTGCTCCCGCCAATCCAAGAGAATACAAAAGACGCTCATGTTCTGGGCGGTATTCCGGCATTTGCTCGGTCAGGCGGTAGTTCATGTCAGTGCGAACCCGCTCTGCCGCCTCTTCTTTCATCTTGGTAACTGCGCCAATAATCTGAGTCTTTACTGGGCCTTGTGCTGGGAAGGTCTCCATAATGGACTCTGATTGGAATCGAATGGCAGCTTCTGTCAGGATTGTTGAATAAACGCCACAGGCTCCATTCCAAGGCTGGGTGCGCTCTTCATACTGTAGACCCAGCACTTCCAAGCCTTTGACAAAGGTTTCTGCCCAGTCTTTGCGGGAATTAACGTCAGCATCCACTAACTCGCACAGGTCAGAGGCAATCTGCGCAAGGACTCCCTCATCCAATACTTCTGCAAGGTTGGACTCAAAATCGCCGTCATATTCTTTGCCGGGCTCAAGGATGATCTCTACCCCACCCATGCTAATAGAGACAGACTCAGGATCCTCAATCTCTATCTCAATAGGATCTTCTTCCAACCCAGCAATTCCTGCGGGAGACTGATAAACACTCTTGTCCATATTGGTTGCCATGATCTTCCTTAGTAATATTCCACTCGCCTGCGGTAAATTGGCTCATCTTCTTCATCTGTGTCGATGGAGACAAAACCACCTTTTCTAAACTGCATCAAAGCCTGAGAAGAGGAGTCAACCAAGTCATCATGGTCGCCGTTGGGGAAGGAGGCCATTTCTTCCATGACTTCATCTGCCCATCTGGTGTCTGGACACCAGACAATTCCTGAAGCAAACAGGTCTGAGATTGCGTTTACACGGGCTATCTTATCGTTTCCTTTGTGCGGCGTATACTCTGAAACAGGAATTCCTATCTTCCTCATCTCATAAATAAGCGGAGCGCCAGCGGCTCGCTTCTCCACAATCAGAGTATCAGGCTCCCACTCTTTCCACATCTCAAATGCCTTCTTTTTGAGTTCAGGAAACTCCATCCTACGTTTAAACGCATCAAGAAGGATGATGTTGGTCTTAATATTTCCTTTGGAGTCGGCATGTTCAAAGACTCCCCATGTTGTACAGGCTGAATAATCTGCCCTGTTGTTGGTCTCAAAGGCTGTATCCCAGCTTTGGATGATAAAATCACAAGGTGGGGCTTCATCTTTCTCCCAGATTCGCCATTGATCCCGCTTAACAATCGCACCTTCTTCGGATGTGGGGTTCTGTTGGTACTGGGCCTCCCATTTAGCCACTGGAAGTTCAGCTTTTAGAGCCTCAAGCTCTTCTTTTTTCCAAAAAGCAGGCCATAAAGGGGTTCCAGAGGGCAAGATTGCAGGGAAATCTATGACTTCCCAGTCGTTTACACCATCTTTTTCCGAGTTTTTAATGATCTTCCCTGTCAGATCTCTTTTAGACCAGCGGGTCATCACAATAATGATGGCTCCTCCGGGCTGTAGACGCTGACGAGGGCCGGATGTGTACCACTCATACACACTGTCAAACACCGCAGGGTTGCCTTGTTTGGCTTCTTGCTCAGAATGCGGGTCATCAATGATCAAGAGATCCGCACCCTTACCAGTCACAGCACCGCCAACACCAATAGCGAAGTAATCCCCGCCCACATGGGTGTTCCATCTGCCTGCTGCTTTTGAATCGGAGGACAGTTTAGTGTCAAACACCTTGCCATAATGCTCAGAAGAAACAAGGTTCCTGACCTTACGCCCAAAGCCAACGGCTAACTCCGCAGTGTGGGCAGTCTGAATGATCTTCTTCTCAGGGAACTTACCCAAGAACCAAGAAGGAAGCAGGTAGGAGGCAAACTCAGACTTAGTGTGTCTGGGTGGCATATTAATGATCAATCTCTTTAGGTCGCCATTAGCGACCCTTTCAAAAGCATCTGCCATGATCTGATGGTGCTTACCCGAAATAAACCCGGGCCACATCTGGGTAACAAAGAACAGATAAGAATCCCTGCACCTCTCAACCCTATCCATCTCCAACAAGGCAAATATCTTATTCCTCTCAGCTTCAGGGACTGAGTCCACTACAGCCAAGTATTGGGATATTTCTGCCCTTGTCAGTAAAGTCATAAAGCAGCCATCTCCCTTACCGACTTATCCAATAACTTAATCCCATAGAACTTCTTGGGCCTCTTCTCAACATGACCTTCATCTTTGAGCTTCTGGACAATCCTGTGCATGTTGGCTCTGGACTTCATGTTTAAACCCTTGGCAATTACCTCATAGGATGGAGCAATCCCATGAATCTTGATGTAAGCCTTAATAAAATCAAATACCAACCTCTGCCGTTCAGTCATGCTGCCCTCCGTTGCATTGAGTTTAAACGTATGTGCGAACAATTGCAACACCTAGATCTCAACACGTTATCCACAAGTTATCCACAGCGTTTAAACATGAGCAAGCTTTCTCAAAAATATATATACCCCCACCCTTTTAATTCACACATTCAGTTTTGCAAACCCATAAAAGAGGGGAGTGGGGATGGAGACAGTTGTATGTGTTTGATGGGGGTACATATATGTTGGTGTGGAGCACAGCGTATACAGGTGGCGGGTGGTCGCTGGCTATGCTGGGGGGTGCGGGTACGGTGGGGTCAGCACGGTGATAGTTCCCATCGATGCCCCGCCCACGTTTAAACCGTCTTGCGCTTGTCGGAGACCAGTAGCTTGAGATGCCCCGACAGTTCACGCTTGAGTTGGTCAGCAGTGACAACCTCGGGCTTGGTCTCTGCCTTGTCGATGAACATACCCACTGACTTACCAAGTAGTTCTAGTGCTTTTAATTGGGAGCCCTCTTGCTTGCCCTGTTTACTTAGTGCCAACAACCTCTTCATCACATACCGTTCTGTATGCGCTCTGTCCTCTGCCAAGTGTTCGATGGTCTCGTCCAGTGCCTCGGTGACCATTGCTTGAATGCGTTGATCCTTACTTAGCTTGTAAGCACTGCTGGTGATTGACGCATCAGACCCTTGAGCATTCGGGTATGCGTCCCTGTACGCTTGACGGTATGTTTTCCCTTGGATGATCCCTTGGGCGAAAGCCACTTGGCTTACCGTCAATGGCTGGATTCTCTTTCGCTCTTCAGTCCCTACAGGCTTACCATCTAATCGCACTCTAGGTGGATCTGCCCTCATTGCAGACCGTTCCGCTACGCTCAGTTCACCCAGCGATTGATCATCCTCAATTTGATAATCCTCATCATCCTGATTAGCTTGCTCCAGCGCCGCCAAGTACTCGTCTTTGGTAGTCTTGTTCATGCGTTTAAACCCTGTTTATACAATTGACAATAATCCCAGCCATGCACTGTATGCATGACCAGCACTGTTCGCATTATCAGCGCCCATCAATGCCCTGTCAATGACTTATCCACAGGTTATTGTTATCCACAGTATCCACATATCCACACACTTCACCCAGCTTTACCCACAGAATTGTCCACATATGCCACAAGTACTCATACCCACACAATCAGTATGGTCAAATCCTAAACCTATAGATCTCAAAATCAATCAATTGTCAAAGCAAACTAGAACCAGTGCTAAATAATTAGGCAAAGTGTTACTGTATAAACATACATGGCTCTAGAATCGATTAAAACCCCCCTAGAATCGATTTTGACCTCGGTTGATACCTAGACACTCGTTGATCTAGACCCCCCTTCTACCCCCCTTAAAACGCTTCTAAATGCCATGTTGCTTTTTGTTTTCAACAGGCAAAATTGACCCTCGATTTGCACCAGTACCCAGCTAATAACCCCACACTACAGTCAGGCATATATCAATAGTTCTTGTGCATTTGATATCAGAGTGGTCAAATGCGGATTCACCCATATTGGTGATGTTTAAAAGGACTCTGAAATGAATCGTGAAGACTGGTTAGCAGATGCAGTGAGCGAGTTGCGCCCACTGTTCACTCACTACGGTGAGACCCTGCCACTCGCCATCAAAGTGGCTTGTGGCTTACCCTCGACTGCCAAGCGATCAGGTGCTATTGGCGAATGCTGGGCTGACACTACATCGAGCGATGGCTCGTTCAACATCTTCATTAGCCCCACACTTGAAGACCCTGTGCAGATCTTTGAGACCCTTGTGCATGAGTTATGCCATGCCACTGCTGGTGCAATGAATCATGGCGTGAACTTCCAGCGTGTCGCTGATGCCATGCACTTGATCCCAATCGGGGCAGGATCTGCCCCTTACAAGGCGACTAAGGGCAACCTTAAGTTCATGGATGTATATGGGTCAATCATCGCCGCTCTTGGCGAGTACCCGCATGGCGCTCTGACCATGACTACCCGCAAAAAACAGGGGACTCGCATGATGTTGGCGCTCTGCCCCAAGTGTGGATTCAAGGTGCGCTTGACTCAGCACTGGGCAGATAAGGGTCTGCCAACGTGCGGCACAAAAATGCCCAATGGCATTGAAATGTGCAACGCAAAATTCATCTTGGCATAAGGGGCAGACCATGCAATTCTTTATCAACATGACCAAGGCGGATCAAGTCATTCGCACCGCCCCAGTCATCAACGCCACTGACTCTTACTTTAAAACCTACGAGGTGCGGGTCGAACTGTTTGACTATGGCACTCCAATGGGCTGGGGTTATGACGTTCGCACTAGGGTGCTTTTAAACGGCGTGATTTTGCCTTTCGGGGCAGAGCAAATCCATCAACGCAAGCGCCCCACTTGGTTGCCTGCCGCCATCACGATCAGCGACTGGAATCGCATAGTGAAGTCAGCCATTCAAAAAACCGCACTCTGAAAGAACATCATGAGCAGACAAATCATTTTCGACAAGATCTTCACCCTGCCCACAGTGGCAGTGAACCAAGCCTACAAAAAGTACATCTCTGACCACATGGCAGTCAGCAAAGCCCAAGCCGCCGAGCGCCTCGCTGACTTGGTAGTGGCAGGCAAAATCAGCATCGATGACTGCATCGCCCAAGCACCCGCCGCCGCATCGCACGACACTGCAAAGGTTGATGCCGCCGCCCAAGCCGCATCTCGGGCTGAGTCAGTCGCCCTTGATGCCCTCAAGCAGGCTAAGACCTCGGTCACCATCGCCCAGCAAAACCATGAGCAGGCTAAAGAACTGGATGATGCCCTGTTCATTGCGAATGGTCGCATCGATCAACTCAAGCAGTCAGTCGATGCCATCACCAAGCAGGCAGTGGTCGATCCCGCCTCGGTCAACCTTGCAGTCACCCAAGCAGTCGCTGATGCGTTTAAACCGTTCAAGCAGGCAGTCGAGGACGCTGGGGCTCAAGACGTTATCGGGTCACTGGTCGCCGCCACTGTCGTGGCATCCAAGCCCTGCATCGATGTATTCGGCATTGACCTGAGAGATGCCAAGGGCAAGCCTGTGATAGTTGACATTTGGGATCACGCCAACGCACCCGCCATCGATGACACGTTCATTTGGACTGAGACCATCCTGCGCCACTTGATTCAATCCCAGCGCACTGGTGAGAATGTATGGTTCGGCGGTGACAAGGGTACAGGCAAGACCATGACCGCCCAGCAGTTTGCCGCTCGCACTGGTCGCAATTTTGTTCGCATCAACTTTGAAAAGCACACTGAGCCTGCCCATTACCTCGGTGACACTGGGTACGATCCAACCACAGGCACTCAGTTCCAACCAAGGGACTTCCTGACCGCCTTTACAAGCCCATCAACGGTCATTCTGTTGGACGAGGTCACCAATGCCGCCGCTGGTAACTTAGCCCCCTTGAATGGCTTCCTAGAGCCTCGCAGTGCCGTTTCCTACGGCGGTGCAGTGTGGAGACGAGCCCTTGGGGTATTGGTCTTCACTGCCGACAACACGCTGGGCAATGGTGATGACTCGGGTCGGTATGCCGACACTCGTCAAATGAATTCATCCCTCGTTGATCGCTTTGCCCGAGTCGTTCACTTTGACTTCTTACCCCTTGAAAAAGAAGTCGAGGCAGTGGTCAACCACACAAACTGCAAGCCCGAGTTGGCGAGACACGTTCTTAAAGCAGTCCATGTCGCTCGCACCAAGGTCGCCACTGGTGATGTTGTCGATGCCCCATCGATTCGATGCGTTCTCGCATTCATTCGCTCACTCGACATGATGAGCGTCAACGAGGCATGGGAGTCAACCATTGTCGCCAAGCAACCCGCCGAGTCCCACGCCGCCATTGAAGCGATCAAGCAAGCTTGCATCGATCAGTCATTCATCGCCAACAACATCTGAGGTCAACATGACAACCGCTAAACCCATCACCACAATTCAGCAAATGCTTGGTCGCCGCTCGGTGCGTGGCTACCAGTTCCGCTCTGCCATCGACTCGTTCTTTCACCATGCCGCTCAAGCACTGGGCGTGAAACACCCACGCCTGATTTGGTGCGTAGGCACACAAACCGCTTGCGTCAACGCCAAGGGCGTGGTCAAGGTCGCCAACATTCAAGATGATGCAGTGATCACCCAAGCAACCATGACCAAGTATGTGGGTTTCATCATCCATGAATTGCTTCATTCCAAGTACACCGACTTCAACGTGCAAGCATCCATCGGTTACGTTCAACGCCTGCACAATGCAGTCGAGGACGCATACATCGAACACGCTGGGATCGCCGCCAACTTGCTGGGCAACATCACTGCCACGCTGACCGCTCTGATCGATGACATGGTCGATCAAGCCCTTGCCGCCAAGGTCGATTGGACTAACCCCGCCCAATACCCCTTTGCCCTCGCCGTGTACTGCCGCCGCCATGCGACTCAAAAAGTGCCTGTCGCACTGGGACTCAAGCCCATATTCGATGAAGCGTTTAAACGCACAATGGTTGCAAAGTCCAGCGCCGATACCCTCGCCATCGCTGAGTGGGTTTACAACCAACTGCCCAAGACCGCCGATGCACCCAAGCTTGATCAACCCGATCAACCCCAAGATGGTGACGCTGGTGATCAAGACGGTCAGTTCCAAAATGGTGACGCTGGTCAGCCACAAGACGGTCAAGCCCAAGGTGATGCTGGTCAAGGTGATGCCTCTGAGGACGGTCAGAATGCCCCTACAAGCCCCGATCAGGGTCAAGGTAAGGGTGACCCCAAGGGTGACCCCGACAATGGCGCTGATGCCCCTGATGCAGGCACTGCCAAGCCCATCACTTCCAAGACTCAGGCAGTCTTGGTCGAGCCCAGCAACCAAGCACCCAAGGGTCAAGCAACGCACGGTACATACGCCGAGCATTCATCGCTGAAAAAAGATGGCGCTCATGTCGGCATGAATCAGCGTATCACCTTGACCAATGCAGTGCCTGCTCGCCTGCGCTTTGAAGTCAAGCGCCTGTTCGACAACAGCGATACCAGCAACTACAACCCCAACCAACGTGCAGGCAAGATCAACTCTCGCACACTGAAGACAATCCCCATCGGCAACGTCAATCTGTTTAAACGCCGTGAAGAGGTCGAGGGCATCGACTCTGCAGTGGTGATCGTGTTGGATGTTTCCAACTCCATGTTTGGTTATGACATAAAAGCAAGCAACATCAGCCCAGCAGTGCAGACTTGTGCCGCCTTGCTGGAGACCCTCAGTGCCGCCAATGTGTCAACCGCCGTGCTGACATTCGGTGACGAGGCGTCCATCATCAAGCCATTCAGCGCCCCTTACAAGCGCACTCTGCCGCTCTTGCAGGCGGTTGGTAATGGTGGTGCTACCAATGACTTCTTTGCCCTGCGCTATGCCCACAATATGTTGCTGGGTCGCCGTGAAGAGCGCAAGATCTGCTTTGTTATCACTGACGGTGACGGTAACCGCAATGCAGTCAAGCAACAGGCTGACGCTGGTCGCAATCTTGGCATCACCACAATCGGTATCGGCATCTGCAATGACGTTACCAGCACCTATGGTCAAGGCATCATGATCAGCAACGTGACTGATCTTGGCACTGCAACATTCAAGCAGATCAAGTTGGCGGCATGAAATGGAGAACACTTTTATGAAAAACATGATAGTTGGCTTACTGCACCACAACAACACGTTCAAGCACACTACCGCTGGTTTTTGGGAGCGCAAGCTTGGTACTGGTCTCAAGGGCAACACCGTATGGGCAAAGACAACCAAGGGTGAGGTGCTGGTCGCCAACTGCTCCAGCAACGTGTCGAGCCTGCTCACCCAGCAGGCGAATGCCAAATTGATCGCCATCGCCCCCGATATGTACATGGTGCTTGAGGACATAAAAAAGCATGGGCTTGATGCCAATGCCAAGAGGGGTATTGACTACGTCTTCAATCGAATGAGCCTGCCCAATGAATGAAGATGAAGTCAAACGTGCTGGAGCGTTCTACCGTGCCGTGATCGATGGTTGCGACATGGTTGAACTCTCAGCAGAGGTGCTTGTGCCGATTCTGCTAAAGGTCGCCGCTAATCTTGCATTGGATGCAAAGATCGGGGCAGAGGACTACCTCAAGTCATGTGCGCTGACATATGACTTTGAGCAATTCACTCGTCCATCAAGTGACGAGATTCATTAACCGTTTAAACAGGAGAGACAACATGAAGATATTTTTAGGTGAGGGTATGCCGACAGGCGCACTCCAAGATTCACTGGTGACCACGCCTTGGCTTGAGTGCCTCAAGCACGGTGACTTTATTTACATCAGACATCAGTCATGGCGTAATTTGAGTAGATGGGTCGATGTTGATCGCAAACGCCCCTATATCGTTTCGCTTGTTCGCAAGCGCAATGTGGGGTGGGTCAACCTCTCGGCGCATACAACCATTGAACTTGCACTTGCCGCCGCACACAAAGAATCCATTCGACTGGATAAACGTTTAAACACAAAGGAGAGAGAAAATGAAACTGCAAGACCATGAAGTAATTTTGATGAACACAGATCGACTTGATGATGACTCAGTTGTTGTCAACTTTGACGTATACGACAAAGCCTACCATGAGGTGACAAAGGATGGCGGGTATGTGTGCATACGTCAAATGGAAGAATGGTTTACCGTCACTGTATTTGATTGCAATGGCTTGGTATTGTCAGAGACCAACGTGCCGCATAAATTCAATGCGCACGGTGAAGATAATGGAGAATCAGAATGACTGCAGATGAACTGTATGAAGCACTGGACAAGGCGGGTATCGACTTTGAGGTTGTCGAAATCTTTGAGGGCTTACGAGTAATATCAATTATGGTTGACGAGGTCAGCGATGATGATTTGGAAGAGGAGATGACTGATGAAAAAATATAATATCACCGCTTACTACACCAAGACCTGCTTTGTCGAGATTGAGGCAGAAGATAAAGACCAAGCTTACGAGTTGGCTAGGAGCATGGACGGTGGAAACTTTACCAGCGCCGACAGTGGTGACTGGAGAATTGTTGACGTAGAGGAGATTGAATAATGGCACAAGTAATTCAAAACAACGAGGGTGAATGGGTGTTGCGTGTCGAGTGGTGCATTGAAGATGTACGCCAGTACATGGAAGAGTCGGGCGCAGATCAAAGCACCATGACCGACAATGATTGTTTAAACGTCTTGAAGATCATGGCTGACAAACATGATGCAGAGGTGGGCATCAACTGGGATGTCCTCGATGCCGCACTGGGGCATTATTACTTTGGACAGATAGTGTTCGATAAGGCAATCCCAGTCAAGGACGCTGAATTGTTTATTGGTGATGAGCCCAATCAAGACCATAACTAACCGTGATCCCATATTCCTCAAAACTGCATACAAGCATGACAACCTTATCGATCTTCAGAATGACGAGCGATTCATCAAGACCAATGAGAAATTCATTCGGTATGCCGCTGGAATATGGGAGTTGTATCGGATGGATAAAGACCGACAACGTAGGATTGTGGGGCGCTATGACAAGCTAACCCGAGCAGTCTTCCATGCTCATATGTGAGCGCCAACCCAGCCTCGTGCTGGGTATTTTTTTGTCTTGTGCATACCGTTTAAACGTGCATAAGATTTCTTATGCGCCTCGAACTCCACCTGAAGCTCACCAGATGAGCTTGTGTGTTTAAACGTTTCCCTACCACCAAATTTACTCTCTGATTTTAAATGCTACGCCGCTACGCTGCTGTTGTGTTTAAACGGGTCATTACTAGCGAGCCCGCTGCTCGCCAGATTTTTCCCGTCTGGCTGCATCGCTTTGTTTAAACGATTAGAACTTGTCGAGGTTCTCTTCGTATGTGCCGCTGGTCTTGTTATAGAGCAGGGTCGTTTCGCCTTGTGTTCCAACCCAGCGATACCTTGATTTCCATACTGCGATTTCAACGTAGTCATCTTTTCTGTGAACGGTCACGCCGCAGTCGGTCTTAGCCCACCATGCCATTGATCCGCTGATCGACATACCATCGGGGCGTGGTTGCTCCACACCTGACCGATTTATCTTTGATGGGTGAGCGATAAACCATGTGTGTACATCGTGTGCTTTACAAAACTTCTGCACCTTGGTCAGCATATTGCTGATCGCCTCGGTCTCTGTGCTATTTGATTTGTCCAACTCAATGTAGTTGTAGGGGTCGATGACCAAGCCCCTTACACCCATGCGTTTAACCGCTACCCTCGCCCGATCTAGGATTGACTCAAGAGTGCTGGGTTCTTCGCCATTGGTGTCGATGAAAAGAAAATGATCGTTAACGAATTTAAACGCCCTCTCCTTGTCGGCATCGGTCATCCTGTCTCGCCCATCAAAGAATCGTTTCTTTGTGTAGATTTCCATGAGTCTGCTTATGTGGATCTCGGGCTGGTTTTCAAACGAGCATATGGCAAACTTCCAATCAGCGCCCCTCGCAAGGTTGACCATGACCTGATCAACAAAGTTGGACTTACCCGAACTTGGATATCCTGTGACCACCGTCAACTGGGCAGGCGCTACCGTGTAAACGCTATCAACGGAGGCGTAGCCCGTGCTAAAGCCTTTGCCCGTACCCTTCGCATACAAGTCGTTTAAACGATCTTGGTAGGTTGTCGCATCGCTCAAGCCTGCAATCGGGTACGCCACCGCCGAGTCAAGTATCTCTTGGATCGCCTCCTCCCCAGTCCGTGTGGGGTCATCATCGAGAAACACCTCGTTTAAATCCTTCTTATCGAACTTAGCCACCCGGCACTTTTCTTTTCCTATGCGTCTGGCTAACTCTTCGGCAAGAGCCTGCCCTGCTGTGTCTTGGTCAGTTGCAAGGATTACATAAGGTGCGGCATCAATGATGTCCCGAGCATTCCATACATAAGCAAACTTCTTGTCTTCCGTTGCCGATACCTTGCCATCTGCCACTTTGATGGGTGCGCCGCTTGGAACTGATACGACATTGCCAATCCCTGCCTCCATCAGCGTTAGGCAATCTATCTCACCCTCAACAATGATTAAGGGTTTGCCTTTCTCCACCTGATCAATGCCAAAGAAATCATGCGCCCCGCCTGCCTCTTGTGTAAAGTCTTTCTCAGGAAAGCTTCGATACTTTGCTGATACGAGAGCCCCATTACGGTAGTACGGGAATCCAATTGCGTCTGCTGTTTTGTTTAAACGACCAAAATATTTGTCAGAAGCAAAGAGCTTCATCTTGTCGGCTGTCTGCTGGGAGATTCCTCGACCAGCCAACCATGCGTAATGATGTGGCTGAAGTTTGTTGTTGATGATAGTTTGTGCGGGAACGACAGACAATTTTCTCTCCTTGTGTGGTTGTATTGATCCGCTTGTGAAGCAGTGATGGCAGTGATAAACGACCGCCCCGTCAGGTCTACGGGTCAGTGTCATATCTTTTGAATTTTGTTTTCTGCGTTCGGGTGAGCAGTCAGGGCAGGCTACCCGTGTTGATTCGTTGAAATGAAATTGATCGACAAAGTCGGGAGTCATTTCATGCTGCCGTCTGATTTGCGTTTAAAGCTTCGGTTCTGGGCTGCCGTCTGGATCTTCACGCCGTCCTTGTTTGTCCCGCCTTTGGATAACGCTTTGACATGGGCGACATCCTTGCCTGCAATTGGAGCGCCCTTTTTCTTTAACTTGGCACGAGCGGCATTTCGTTCTGCCCTGTTCTTAATTTGTTCGGGCTTGCCTTGGTAGTTTTCATATTCTTTTTTGTAGTCTCTCATTTCTCTCTCCTCAGATTTACCAGCTTTATCCGTGACGGGTCAACAAGGAAGAACAACTCGCCATGCTCAACATACTTGTTGTTCTTTTCCATGCGGGGTGAATTCAAAATCACATTGGCATCGCAGATGAATGCCTTTGTGCCAAGCTTGTTAACAGACACAAGATAGGTTCTCATGTCATTGTTTAAAAGCTTTTCTTTCCTTTCTGGAATATGCAGAGAGTCAAATGGAAACTCATCCCTAGACCATGAGTCCCTCACCTCAACCTCTACATATCCCAATTTCTTTCCATCTTTATACGCAACAAGATCCACTGCGTATTTGTCTTCATGCTCAACCAAGTCAATACCATATGCGATTTTGAAATGCTCCGCAACACGGGATTTACCAACCCCATCATATTCAGTATGCATGTCTTGACTGAACGGCTTCCTCACAAATCCAGCTTTCCCTGATTGGGCGGGATAGCCGTTTCAACAGAGTTGCCCTCAGACAAATACTTTACCAAATCATCCTGTGTGGCGACACGAACAGTTAATTCTTGAGAGGCAACGTAGGACAATGCCTGCGCCCTGTGATTAGCCCTGACAAGCCGGATCCCCTTGTTACTTGCTATTAGATAAATTCTCATTTTTACTCCCCCGATGTTTAATAAATTCTTCTATGTGACTAAGCGCATGGTTGTATCCTGTTTGATACATCGGCGTTGGATCTTCTGAATCGTACAAAGCTTCAATGGTCATCAGTATTGAATCCATTGCATCCTTAACTCCTTGGTCATAGCTTTCCATGCAAAGCTTGGTTATCTCTTCTTTCATCGTCACCCCCTGTATTAACGCCCCTTTGCGGGGCTTGTTGATAAATTCACCCCAAAGACCCCCCTACCCCAGTGCGAACAAAGGAGTAGGAGAGGAGGTTCACCCGCCTTACGGCATCATCATGCTTGGCGTAAGCCAAGACCCCTCGACTTGATGATTCGACCAGTCGCACGGATTGTTCGGGAACTGCCCCCTAGACGTAAGTCGTACCGTGTAGCCCTTTTCTTCCACGCAGTCAGGCTGAACTCTTGTTACGGATGGAGTCCGGCTGAAGTGAAATGGGCAACAAAAAAGCCGTTAGAACTGACCCCGGTGAGAAACCAAATTGTCTTGTGGACATTTGACACCCCATGCGGGGTCGGGATCAGATCTAACGGCTTGCCTGCTGGGTTTCTCACATCCAACGGAGCAAACTCTATCACATTTTTTATATGTGTCAAGCGGGTCATGTATAAATTTGTGGGTTTTTTGTACATGACGTACAATTAACCCCGACAAGCAGTTGTCACTCTCCCTCTTTAGCCCGCCTCCGTGCGGGCTTCTTTTTGGTGTAAACGGGTGGGATTTGCTCAATGATTATCTCTGCCCTTGGCTTCTCAGGATCCAGCCCCCAGTACACATGCCTCTCCTTCACTTGCCTATCGTTTAAATACACCACCCCTTGCAGCAGATCCAGAATCAAAGACTCGTCTAGGTCAGGCCTGCGGCTGGCGTAATAGATCCACATAGTCATACGGATATCCCCAGACATCAACACCGCCAGAGGTGTGCATTGCCGTTTAAACGCCTCTGAGTAATTCAGGGCTTTCTGCGATTTGATGAGTCTGGACATGTTGCCAAACTTCACAACCCTCCTTGAGTTGGCCTTGCTTGCAGGCTCCCCAAAAATAATTAAAGATATCTGTTGCAATTCTTCCGTGATATTGATATCATACAAATTCGAACTCATAACAACCTTTGGAGAGTAGATGAAAATCACAAACAAATTCAATGTACCAGCGCCGCTTATGACATTGGCATCCCGTGAATACTACAGCAAAGGGGCTTCTCAGTACAGTGTTACCGAGATAATGTCTCCACCAAAAGTCAGACGGTTGCGGGAACAATACGATGATTTGATTGAGCAGGATGTCTCTGACATGTTGTGGCAGTTGCTTGGCTCTGCTCTACATGTGGTTATGGAGAGGGGCGCTACCGAGGGCTGGACGATGGAAGAGCGCCTGTTCCACGATGTTGATGGAGTCACCATCAGTGGGCAGATTGATGCTCAACAAGAGACCCCTGATGGGGTCATCATTACAGATTGGAAGTTCACTTCTGCGTGGGCAGTCATGCAGGACAAAGAGGAGTGGGTTCAGCAACTCAACATCTACAAATGGTTGGTTGAGACAGTCAAGCGCAAGAAGGTCTGTGGATTGAAGATCTGCGCCTTTATCAGGGACTTTAGTCGCCATGAAAAGAAGGATGGATATCCCATAGCCAACATTGTAAACATTGATATTCCAATGTGGGACTCCGTGACCACAGAGACATACATCAGAGAGCGGTTGGAGATGCACCGCAACGCCAAGATGGCACATGATTTTGGAGAGGAGTTGCAACCCTGCTCCGATGAGGAAAGGTGGCAGTCAGAAACCATCTATGCAGTGAAGAGGGAGGGTCGCAAGACTGCGATCCGTGTGTTTAAAACGATAGAGGAAGCCACAGAGTTGGCAGAAAAGGAAAAAGGATATGTCGAAACAAGAAAAGGCGAACCCAAGCGATGTACAGGGAACTTCTGTGGAGTCGCCCAGTGGTGCGAACAATACCAAGGAGAAATCAATGTCGCCGCTTGATCTATTGAGAGTCAACGTCAACGCTCATACCGAGAAGAAGAATGGCTTGACCTACCTGTCATGGGCATGGGCATGGGCAGAAGCTTTAAAGGCCGACCCCCAAGCAACATTCCAAGTACACACCTTTGGTGAGAAGCCATACATGGATGTAAACGGCACTGGTATGGTGTGGGTATCTGTTGTTATGTTCAATCAAGGGCGCACATGTATGTTGCCAGTGATGGATCACCGCAACAAGCCCATCCAATCTCCTGATGCGTTCCAAGTTAATACTGCAATCATGCGTTGCATGACCAAGGCATTGGCTCTACACGGACTCGGTTTATACATATATAGCGGAGATGACCTTCCGATGGAAGATACAGCAGTTGTTTCAGTGGTTACGCAAGAGGCGCAAGCTGATGTGGAGATCAAGAAAGAATATTACGGCGGCAACGATAACCAAGCAGATGGAAATGCCCAGTTGTTTGCAGACGGAATGGTCAAGTTCCTTGCCATCTGCAAAGACAAGAGTGGTTTAAACAGTTACTGGAAAGCAAATCAAGGACAGCTTGATGCGCTAAAAGTAAGTCACCCTGAGTTATACGCTCAGGTTCGCAACAGCTTCGCAGAGAAGAAAAAATCATTTACAGAAGAGGAAACAAAATGAGTGAATTTGAACAACGCCCCGATTCGGGCAGATTGATGGCGGCTCAATCTAAAAAGTCAGACAAATCTCCTGACTACTGGGGAGAGGTGGTAATCAACCCCAAGGATATGGCAAATGTAACTATTGAGAATGGTATGCACATATACAAACTCAGCGGATGGAAGAAGAAGTCAAAGAATGGAAACACCTACCTTTCTCTTTCTGTCAAGCGCATGGAAGAAAAAGCGCAAGCACAGCCACCCAAGGCTGATATTTCCGATGATGACATTCCATTTTGAGGGGCAACCATGAAACCAACAAATTTAGCAAAAGCGGGTAGAGATTTTTTGGCAAAGAATCCCAATGCCACGGCACAGGATTTGATAGACAGCCTTGGCTTTAAAAAAAGCTATGCGGCTGTTTTTTTGCACAACCACAAAAGAAAAGTAAAGCAAAAATACGTTCCACTTGCTGAAGACTCAACGCCAAACAAAGCACCAACCAATGGGCAGAATGTGGCTCGTGACGAGCTAGTCAAGGCATTTAAACGCATTGAGTTTCTTGAGATTCAATTAGAAAATTTGGCTCATCAAATAACGGGCTACGAGGCTGTCATCTCTTATCTAGAACACAAGCTGGACTTGGAAGACTGATGGCACTGCAATTTGAAGCCCGAAAGGTTGCTTTAAAGCAAGACAGAACAGGGTACATCCTTACCCTGTCTCTCCACCCTGACGAGATCCCCGAGGAGTTACTGCGGGATTTTGTTGGGGCAAGGTATGCCTGCGCCATTGTCAGAATACAAGACGATGAGTCGGCTACTCCTTATAGCAACAGAGTCAAGCAGGCTGGCATTCTTTGCCGAAACCTTGACTTCCAAGAATTTCTAGGCGGCGATTCAGAAGACTACGCAGCACAAGAGTTGTGTAAACGCTGTGGTATTGAATCAAGAACAGAGCTGCACGGGAACGAGATAGCAAAACAAATCTTTGACGACATGCTCAAAGAATACGAAGCGTGGAGATCAAACCGTGAACCCTTCTAACACCAAGCCATTTCTTGCTCGACTGGATTTAAAAACCTACGCAAATCTAAAGAAATTTGCTAGACAAAAGAAAGTCCCAATGGTTCAAATTGTTAAGGAAGCCCTTAACGGTAGATTGTCTGCTGGAGACAAATACACAGCAGGCTTTAACGATGGAATCCGAAGATCTATTGCAGTGGTTGCCGCAAGCAAATGGGCGCAGATGAGATTCCCATCGGGTAAGTCTTTTGCCGAACAAGTGGAGCAAGACCTTGAAACGCAACTGATTCCGGAGGGAAAGAATGATAGTTCTTAGAGGAGACCGCAACCAATGTCAAACGTGTAAACAGTATTTCAACAGCACCTATGCTTTTGACAAACACCGAAGAGGAGACTTTCAGGTGGACAGAAGATGTCTTACATCAGAGGAGATGCTTCAAAAGAAAATGAGTTTAAACGCAAAGGGCTTTTGGATTACCGCACAACGACTCAACTTTGATTAGGAGATTGACATGTTTGAAATGCTTGCAGGGATTCTTGTAATGACAGCAATGCTGGCACTGGGCGCTATTCTGTTTGTCTTTGTGTGCGCCATGATTGGCTGGATGATTTTCACTACACAGAACGGAGGCGATGATGACTGAGTACAAATACCGAATCACATACAAAAACGGCAACTACGCTGATTGGGCTTCAATGCAGAAAGAACTTGCACGAGCGTATCGGTGGGGCGTGTTCCTGTATGCCATACGTTTAAACATCGGCGCATGGAGAGCGGGGCATAAGTCATTCAAGTATTGGCTGTACGTCTTACGCAGGAAGCCAAAGATTACAAGGGAGAAGGTATGACTGAAGAAGATGAAGCATTCAACGAGATTGAACGACAAGCCAAGCAGCGCAAGGAGTCGGTGATGGCGGCTGTGCATACCCTTACGGAGTACCAGCGTGGGTATGAGAATGGGTTCATTGACGGAATGCAAAAGCAAACCCAATCTGATGTAACAAGAATTATGAATGGCGGCATTCGCAACGATGCCATCGAAGAAGTGGCCCAACACATTGAGAAGCTGGCAGGTTTTGGGCCCGACACCATCAGTTCGTTTGCAATCTATATCAGGAGGCTGAAGAAATGAATGATGAACAACAAGCGTTTCCAGATGGACTGCTTAATCAAGACGGCATGACCTTGCGTGACTACTTTGCGGCAAAGGCTATGTTAAGAACAAGCGTGGGTTCATCCTACGAACAGCTTGCAAAGACGGCTTACGAAATAGCAGACGCAATGCTGAAAGCGAGGGAGGCATGATTGAAAAAGACGACACCATCAAGAACTATGTTCCTATTGGAAGCATTGAATTGAAGTTGGCTGTGGCAAAGGCAGAGGGCTACACAATTCGTGAGGATAAAACGAGGTATCACCACGTTGTTGATGGGACAGTTGTTACCAGCGTAGATGAGAGCAAGCCAAAATACTATTACTACTCCGATGACTCAAAACACCAACCCAATCGCTTGCTTCCAATGCTTAACCCATACCGTATTGCAATGGAGTTTTATTTGAAGGAGAAGCTATGACATTTGAACATTGGTGGAGCAATCGTTTTGAATGGAAGTTTGGTACACGCTGGCTTGAGCCTATAGCCAAACAGTTTGCGGCGGCGGGGTGGAATGCGGCGCTTGGGGCATACGAGGAGAAGCTATGACATTCAGGCAAACCACAATCAAATACATCAAGGATATTCTTAGACCAAAGACTATCTACGAAGTTGTGTACGCAGAACTGCAAGAGGCATACTTGCGCAAGTTGGAAGCTGAGACTGCCGCTGAGTACGCAGATGCCACTATCGAATACAACAGTCGCCGTATCGAAAGGTTGAAGCAACGCTTGTTTGAACACGCAGAGGAGGAGTAATGACACAAGACATTATTGGGATAACAAACAAAGCCAGCAAAGAATGGCTGAAAGAACTTCCATCACCCGAGGAAACAGCTAACCCAGTACCAAAAAGATTTTTGGAAATCTTTGCTAAGTTGATTGCCGCCAAAGAACGTGAAGCCTGTGCGAGGGTGTGTGAAGCAGGTGTTGACACAGAACACCCAACAGTCAAAGGACACATCATGAAAGATTTTGGTGCGTCAACCCATTTGGCAAACGCCATCAGAGCAAGAGGCCAAGGGACTCCTGAAAGGGGACAAGCATGACAAAAGCAGAACAGATTATGGAGCGGTGTCGGGTCGGCACTCGCAACTACGATGAGGCAAACAATCTTCATGCCGACTGTTACAGAGTCATTGGCAAACTGTTGAAGACCATTGAAAAGATGGAAAGCCAAGAGCTAAAACAAATAAATGTCAAAGAATTTGTACATATGGTTGAGGGCAAAGAAGACCTAATTGGTCGCCCCGTTTATTTTGCTCAATGGCCCAATGGCAGCACCCACCCACCACAGCGCACATGGGTAGGGCTGACCCCAGAGGAGTTTCACGAGGCTTGTTGGGAAAGCTATGTTGACCCTGTAACTGGAGAATGTTCGACTGGAGATCGTGAATACGCAGTGCGTTGGACTGAAGCCAAACTCAAGGAGAAGAACACATGAGCTACATCGTGGCATCGTTACCACCCATTAAATGTTTTGTAAAACGTGAGTTTTTGTACAACCACACCAAAGGTCACGGCGAGTTGGAGCCAGCCATTTGGGTGAGCCTTAAGGCGCTGCGTGGTCAGGTGTTTCGCATTGAGTCATTGCTGCCAGCGTATGGCGCTTTGTATGACAAGCTGCCCATCCATGCGTATGTTTGGCAAGAAGATTACAGCGGCACTTTGTCTATTGACACGTTGCAGTTGTGGGACTGCATGGGTTACAGATTCACCATCATCGAAAAGATTGGCTTACGAAATCTTGGTGTAAAGTTTCTTGGTAAGGACAAAGAGTGGCATTTTGGTCGCTATCTTTTCACTGTAGATTTTTGTGCAGATGAGCTGACGCTGGATACTGGGTTCACAGAACAGGCTGAAGAACACAAATCCTTTAACTGGATCATGTTGGACAACGGACAGTTTGCTTGTCAGCCAAACAACAGATGCCTTTGGTACGACCAATCCTTAATTCCTGCCGAGACAAAGTTTCCCGACTTTCAGGCCGCTAAAGATTTTTATACCGTAGACGGCACACGCAAGTGGAGCGCAGGAGATGACTGGTTTTACGACATCAAGGAGAAGAACACATGAAACCATACGGATATGTTTGGGTTAAAGAAAAACATGAACCCAAGTTTTTTTGGGTTGAGGGGGAGGCTACGGATGTGCAAAAAAACTTTGGTGGTGAAGTTGTGCCTGTCTACAAATGATTGACAAACTCATTCTCAGCGCAGTGCTTGGTGTAGTGGGTTTCAATGGTTTATTTCCCGACCCGCCAAAACCCATTACACCTTGGCAGTTACAGGTGCAAGCAAAGGAGAAATCCATAAGCGAAATGTGCAACAGGAAGCCAAAGAGCAAAGCAGCAAAAGATTTGTGTAGAAGATGGAGGAAACAAAATGGATAAAGAAGCAATTGAAAAAGCATGGAGTCTTATGTCCAAGCACAACAGCGAAATACTGCTGGAGAACGAGGAGTTAAAGAAGAAGCTTATGCGTAGAAGTTTGTGGTACGCAATTAAGAGGGCAATAAGAATTTGGAGGGGGAAAGAATAATGCTTGAACGCATAAGAACATTCTTTGGAAAGCTGATTGGCACACACGCAAATAAAAAGACCATTGTTGTGGTTGGTTCAGCTTGGGCTTGCACAAAATGCAAGCTTGTATTTTTAACAAAAAGAGAAGGGGACAAGCATGATTGTGCGGAGATCTATAGGGACAGCATTTGATTGGCAAGGGCCAAGTTTGTTTACAGTTGACAAAAAAATGAAGCAAGTAGCCAGCGGTGTGCGAGCCGGTCAACTTGCAAGCCAACGAGCAAGAGATAAGTTGGACGAAAAGAAACAAGTTTTTGTTTACACAAAATGCGAGGCAAAATAACCATGACAAAGATAAAAGAAGATTTCTGCCATTTCATAGGTCAAAAGGCTTTTGAAGATGACGGTGGTTGGTCATGGGAGGTTTGGCAAGCCGCTTACGTTGCAGCTCTTCAGGGTTTAGAGGATAGATTTAAACGACTAGATGACACATTGTTTCACGCCGATGAGGTTGCTTCAGAGATTCAAGAGCTAAAGGATAGCCATGCCAAGACCCAAAAGTGAACTGACCAAATCAGGAAAAACAGTTGCAGTTAGGGTAACCCAAAGCGAGTATGAGGAATGGAAAAGGATTGGCGGCTCTAAGTGGTTGCGCAAATTTTTACAACAAAGCAGAGATGCAAAGGAGAAGCTAAATGAAAAACATAACTGAACTAAAATAACAAATGTACAGGAATCAGAAGTTACTTGAGGTTGTGCGGCTATCTCCCTGTCAGCATTGCAATATTTCTGATGGCACGGTGGTGGCTGCGCATTCAAATCAGATGCGGGACGGCAAAGGCCGTGGGCTGAAAGCCCATGACTATCGTATTGCGGCGTTATGTTTTACCTGCCACGCAGAACTGGATCAAGGCCGGGATATGTCCCGGGAAGAACGTTTAAACATGTGGGAAGCAGCCCACCGGGGAACGGTAGGCTGGCTTTTTGAAAACAATCACATCACTGTACGTTCTTCTTGAGAAGTTGGATGTTGGCTGTCAGGGCGTTTTGAGCCTTGGTAATGTTTAGAAGGGCCTCCCGCTTTTCGACTGCATTCATTTTTGAGCTTCTAATCAGAACTTGGATCTCCCTAAACTCTTTCATGGACTTCTCAAGATCAGCGATGTAATCTTTGGTTGAAAGCATCTTGATGTTGTCCTGCATGTAAGGCCCCCACTCTTCGTAGTTGCCTGTTCTCTCCAATAGATTGGATGTGCGCACAGTCTCATCAACTGAGTTCTTCATTTCGTAGTACGCCGACACAGTTCCTCTGGCCTCTGGATCCAAAAGGAAACGTTTCAGTACTGGCATTTGCTCAAAGCGTTTGGCGGCTTTGGGCGAATCATTGTTCATATCCATGATGGCATCAAGCGCATCTACCATATACATTCCCAGCGAGCCTGTATATCCACTGATCAGGTGATCAACTTTCATTGGTGACATGCCAATTTGCTTGCCAATCTTTTCCGCAATGATGCTGGTAGTCGGGCCAACTTGGAATTGATCGGACACCCCATCTAAGCCCTGACCAACGATTGGTCTGCGGGTGAAGAAGGAGAAGTTTGACGATACTTCAACAATTGGTTTAAGCGTTTGAGGCAAGTAATCAATTGCCAACGTAGAGCGCAGATTGCGCATCATTGATTCAGTGAAATCCTTGGACGTATCTTCACCTAGCGTTGCCGCCATGATCCTCTCAGGGATAACCTTGAAGATCACGCCAACCTCAAATGGAATAGGAATCTTGATGCCAAGAGATGGGAAGAGCCAATTGTTGTCCCTTGTTTCCTGCTCTTGTTTCTTGTACTCTTCATCATCGTGTGTGAGTAACCAATACATGGCTGACAAGGCGGTGATGGTCATGCCACGAACAAAGAAGATGCGTTGGATTTCTTTTTCTCTTTCGGTTGGCTCTTTGCCAAAAAAGAGCTTGTCCGTGAGGGGTCTGATGCCAGCACGGTACAGAACATCCAAGCCCTGCATACGAGCATTCAAGAATGGGATGGCGGCAGTCATTACACGGATAACGGCAGAACTGCCCTTCCTGTTGAAGTTCATTACCTCCAGAGAACGGAACAGGGCTTCTGCCTCATTTCCAGTCTCGGCAAGGGTGCTTTTGTAGACTTCAATCCTTGTTGCTGCATCGGAGGCTGTTGTGCCTTTCTCCAGCAAATCCCACAGGCTGCTGGCTTTGTCGCCCAGATTTCCTGTCCCCGCCTTTAAACGCAGTGCTTGGGCCAAGGTTTTGCCGCTTTGCTCTGTGTTCTGGGAGAACTCGTAACCACCCAAGATACCTGCGTTTAAAAGCGCCTTGAACTCTGGAGAAGTCCCAGCAAGGGACTTGCCAAAGTTAGCGATAGTGGATGCAATAGGTGTCATCTTTGCTCCGCTGGTTACCCAAGCAGACAAGGAGTCACGCAACATGTTTGCCATCATGAATCCGGGATCTTTGGTAACCAAGTTACGCAGCAGGTTTGCCGGGGCAGAAAGCAGACCAATAAACGGCAGATCTGGGATGTTTAAACTCTTGACTGACTCAATAAACAAATGGTCATAGCATTCGTAATAGGCCTCTTGGCCTTTTTCCAAAACCGTAACAACATTAATCATTGACTTAGGCTTGTACTTCAGCTTCTCAGCCATCTGGATTTGGGTCGCCACGCCGACTGCACGTTGAGCGGCAGTGTTCTTGACCCCCATCTGAATGGCAGACTGAGTGTTGCGCACAATTGTTTCAAGGAAGTCAGCCAATGGAGCCTCGGTCTCACCCTTGTATTTCTTGGGCTGTTTAACGCCCGAGATTGATTGGAAGATGTTGGGGCCAACAGTCTTCTCACCATCCATCTGACGATAGAAGGGGACGTAGTCGCTGTACCTAGTAAAAAGATCAGCCTGCTTCTCAGACAAGACTCCAGTATCTACAAGGTATTTAACCAATCCATTGTTGAATTGAATCCATTCCTTTTGGATTTGATCAAAGGAGACACCCATGTCCTTGTATTCTTTTTCTAAGAGTTCGGCCTGCTTGATGTCGCCTTCTTGGAACAACAACTCTTTGCCGCCTGCGCCAATGAATGGGCGACCCCGCTTAACGCCAGACCAAAATTGGTAATCTCGATAGGCCTTGGGGTTGTTGAGCTTTGCCAGCGGCACAAAGATGGAGATTGGACCTTTGATGGATCCGTCCACCGTTGTAACGCCCTTGCGGAACACAGGGATGCCACCGTTGCGGTCATGTACACCCAAGACAGAGGCGGTGATGCCAGCACCAAGATCAGACATCAGGGCGGCAGCTTCCGCACTCGCATCAGCAAGGAGTTCAACTCCACCCATTTGCTTGGCAAGCATCTTGTCGTACTCAGAGAGCCTGTCATACCTGTTTAAAGCTTGCGCACGGAAGCGGGAATAGGTGGATGGAGAGATTGCCTCAATCATCCTATCAATGTGGCCCTTCTCTTCCCGGGAAGTGGTTGTAGCGTTTACACGCTCTTCAATGCTTGGGTCAAGGCTGTAACGCAGGCTGAAACGAACATCTGAACTTTCTTTGTCAAAGGTTCCAATGTTGCCGGTAGCAGATTTAATTTGACTTGGGTTAAACGCAACAAAGACTCTGCTGCCATCAATCAAGCCATCATACCCACCCGCCTCAAAAACTCTTTGCATCGCCGCCGTGGGGAAGCTGATGCTGGGGAATGGGAATCTGCCTGCGGCAGTGTTTTCCTTAAAGATGTTGACCTTTTCCTGTATCCAGCTAAACGGTAGATTGGGGTTGTCTTGACGCAACTCATCTCTAAATTGCATGACCATCTCTTTGGAGATTTTGTTCTTTCCACCAAGGTTATATGGACTCTTGATGCTTAGGTAGACAGGCATAACATTAGCGCCATCGCCTTTTGCATACCGGCTGGCATCTTCAGCATCTGATGTGAAATAGAAGCCATCAGGCATTCCGGTTCTATTTGCCTTCTCCGCAATCAAAAACTCATTGAAGTCTTTGTTTGTGCCGTGGTACATAACCTTGGGCGATCCGTCCTCGTTGACAACCTTGCTACCTGCAAAGAATCGTTTAAACGCTGGCGTATCTGGAGCCTTACGCAAGCTAAAGCGAACATCACCCTTTTCCTGAAGCTCGGCGGCTTTCTTCTGCGTAAGACCAAGTTGCTTTGCTTCTGACGCTGTAGGCGCTCGTTGACCATATGATCCAACGTTACCAATTGCAGATTTAATCTGAGTTGGTTCAAACGCAACCCAATTGTCAGCACCAAACTCTTTTGCTTTAAATAAACTTGTGCCTGTACCTCTTGTGGATCTAATTACTATTCCATCAAACCCTTCATTTTTAACGTCTACCAAAAAATCAGCAATGAATTGTTTGGCTTTTGTTTGCGGCATTCTTTGTAACGCCGTCATTTGCATTCCAAAATTCGCAGATGAAATTTCAAAAGGATTTTTTATGGAAAGGTAAGCTGGAATTACATTAGCGCCAGCTTGGTATTCGCCCACACCTTTGTAGGTCATCTGACGCATAAACTCGTCTGCCGCATCTACGTTTCCGGCAAAGAAAAATCCTAATTTTGCGGTTGCATCTTTAGTGTTTTGACCAAGTTTTTTTGGATCAAATGTGTTGAAGTTTTTGCCCGTTGCATGGTAAACAACAAGTGGGTCGCCATTTTCATCTACAACCTTACTGTCTTTTATGAACTGTTTAAACTCAGGTGTATTTGGGGCCTCTTTCAGGCTGAAGCGAATGTCTGGGTTGGATGCATCGTAAGTCCCAATGTTCCCAATGGACGACTTAAGCTGTTCAGGTTTAAACGCATTGACCTCTACAAAGTTGCCTTCGTTGTCTTCTAAAACAACGCCGTCATACCCGCCCATCTCCAATAACTCTTGAACCTCTGAGCCTCTGAGATAGCGTTTACTCTCTGTTTTGAAGTCAGGGTTCTTAGCCAGTATCTTCTTGGCTACACCCTCAAGCGCAGTGTTGGCTCTGATACCAACCTTGGTTGTGACGCTTTGATAGCCATCTGCGTCAGTCTCAATTCCATCGGCATCCATATTAATGACCAAAGGATTTTTGATGGAGGCGTACAAAGGCATCACTGTGCCAGTTGGGCCATAGCTTTCTGCGTATTTGGGTAGGGATGAGGCGTAGATGCCTGCGCCAAGCTTACCGTCATCAGACTCTTTAAACACAGAGAAGACGTTCTCTTGGTCAATCTTGTCTTCTTCTGAGAAGTTGGTGGCGTGGTAAAGCAATACGGGCTTGCCTTTGGAATCAACAATCTTGCTGTCGCCAAACCACTGTTTAAACTCTTCAGATTCAGGAGCAGACCGGAGACTGTACTTCTCAGGCTTTTGATTTTTGTATTTGTCTTTGATGTATTTAACAGCCGTTGCCGTGTCAGGATCTGTCAAGTTGTCAAACCCGCCATCCAACGCAACCTTCATTGAGTCTGGCTCTGCCTCCAAATATCTTGCCTGCTTGTGCCAAGGGTAATGGGCTGCAATGATTTGATTTGGGCTTACATCAGCCAAAACAAAAGGAGCGTCCCACTGATTTTTTGGAGCAAAAAATTCTACGGTTGGCCTTGTATCTGCTGGGCCGTAGAAAGGAGTCTCACCCGCATAAATAGCTTTGGGGCCTTCGACACCCTTGGCATATTTAATAGACAAGCCTTCTTTGGAAATATTGGCAAGAGATTCAGAGTCTGTCTGGTGGTATAAGCGCACCATTCCTTTTGGAATTGGCTGAGTACCCGGCTCTGGAGGCAAATCTCTAAGGCTAAATTTTTCAGTCTTCTTGGTAAAAGTTATTGGCTGAGGTGCGCCAGTCTTGAGTTTTTCTTGATTTTGAATGACAAGGGTGTCGCCATCCCGCTCGGGGTCATAGTCAAGGAAGAAACCATTGTGTTTCTTGGCAGCATCCTCTGGCTTGGTAGTGTTGTCCTTGTTGGTTAGACCAATAATCCAGCCATCGCCATCTTTCCTAACTGGATCAAGGAATCGAGCATCGTACTCATCACCATTCCAAACTTCAAAACTCTTGCCTGTGCGCTGATCCATCACAAACTTAGGCATTGCACTACGGCTTGTAAAGGCCATAGCAACATTGCGCCCGCTTGGTAGAACCTTGTCCACCATGCGATCCCAATTAGAGAACTTGTTGTAAACAATGTCGTCATCAACAACCTGAGAAGCTCCAGTGGAGCTGTAAGTCAGGTGGTGGTTGGGAGCGATTGGCTTGGTGTCTAGCTTGGTGTAGTCATAGAACATAACATCAGGGAACATGTTGATGATGTTCTCAAATGTTTTTGGATTGAAGTCAGATGTAACGTTTAAACGGATGGCTGGGTAATAACCCAAATCCTGAGCAGCCTTACGGAACGATGTGATTTGCTTAATCATTGCAATCGCAAAAGCTTCAGGATTAACAACCAAGGCCTCTGTCTTTAGATACTGGGACAAGCGGGGGCCTGAGCGCCACTGACCTTCGCCACCATAGAGCCTGTTCTGCCCTGATGTTTCGCCAAGGCACAGATCTTCACAAATACCCGACTGAGGGCAAGTGGTGGCACGTTGCTCATCATTAATCTTTTGAGCCGAGGCAAAGCCAAGGCCAGTGGACATGACGTTCTTGTCTTTGTAAGTTAGCCCATACTCACCTATATTGGTCTTCTCTAGCTTAGAGTTGGCTCCAAACAGATTGGTGATGTTGTGGTCTGCAAGCAATGTGTCTTTGGCTTGCTTCGCCATGACACTGCGGTCTTTTGCATTTGAAGCCGCCCATTTAGCCGCCGCATCGTTAACCATCTTGGTTACCTGATTTAGTGTGCGGTCTGGGTGCAAACCCTTGGTACGCAAAGCGTTCAGTGTAAACAGCTTGGTCTTCTTCATCTTCTTGGCAAACACTGCGCCTTCCGCAATTGGAATGAAGAAATCTCTGCGCCCATCTTTACGGTCTTCTAGCTCGTGCAGCAAGGATGGATCAATCTCAAGCAAAACATTTGCGCCACCCAAGGGTTGCTCAATCATTCCGGGATTTGTGGCAACAGCAGGCGCACTGGACTCGTTGGTCAAGTAAATGCGATTGGCTGTTGGTGAGTGACCCTTTAAACGCTTGGTTCTGGCAAGCTCTCGTGCGCCAGCGTTGTCGGTTGGGTAATACAGCGTGACTGTGCCGTTTTGGTTTAGAGGCAAGCCAGTTATTGGATCGTTCTTAAGGATCTTGACTTTCTTTGTCTCACCCTTGCGGTTTGTTGCTTGCGCCGACTTGGCTATTTGTTCTGGGGTGTAAGCCTGTTTGATGGAGTACTTTGTTCCATCCGACTCCATTGGCACATTAAGCTGACCGCCTGATATGTAGGGATCAATACCGTTGTTGACAGAGTACCTTGCCGCCTCTTCCTCATCCTCGGGTGTGGCTTTCCAAGCAGATGGGTTCTCCACCAACTCACCACGCTCAACCATGCCAAAGACTTCATCGGCAGTCTGGAATCCAGCGCCAGCCATTGCATTACGCAAAGCCTCAAAGAACGCACGGATTTTGTTGAGCAGGGCAGTGATGAGACCGGGAGGAGCCTTGTTTACATCAAAGTCAGCAAACGCATCAGCGATGGCCTCCTCCATGATAGTGTCCATATTCCCACCGTAAATATCCATGTACGCATCAAAGCGTGTCATGGATTTACCTTTGTGGATTGCATTCTTATCTTTCAGATAAGTCTGGATCCACTTGTCTTTTGCCATGCGTTGTAGGGTGTTCCACTGCGCAGGCGTGAAGAAGCCAAGTTCTTTCAATGCGTGGATGGACTCATGGCGCATGGTGCGCACAGGTTTTTCCGAATCCAACGCAATACGCATCAAGGTCTTGGAGAACGCACCTTCTGCGTTGTTCTCAATATCCTGAACTACGTTTAAAGTCACCTTGCCCAGACCGAGCTTCTCCATCAATGGACGAAGTTCCTTCTCAAGCCTCTCAATGTTTGCTTTAACTTCAGGAGGTATGGGCTTTGGTTTTCTCTTCTCTTCTTCAATGCCTTCCAAGACTTCAGAGACCTTCTTACCTTCAGTGGGAGGTGGAGCGGCTCTGCGCTGGATCTCGGCTTCGGCTCGCTTGCCCAGACCACGCCTGCCTTGGTCTTTGGTAAGTTGCTTTAATTCATCATCTGATCTTGCTGTAAGAATTGCTTCTTCTGCGGCTGTGCGGGTTGGGTAGGTAGCTGTTGCCTCCCCTCCCTCAAAGACTGTGTAGCCTGTGCGTCCTACCGCCTTCTTGCCAAACGCCTTAATGCTGATGGGGCTCTCGTACTTGGCTTTCTTTTCAAGCAAACCCTCGACATCCTTAGCAACACTTTCCTCAAGCTGGGCATGTTTGCCTCTAGCCTTGGCGTAGTTGTCGGTCTGCCCCTCGCCCATAGCCTCCATCTTGTTTAAACGGCTTTGGCTTTGCTCTACGGAGTTGAGCTTCTGGGCAATCTGATTGTCAATGGCGTTAGCCATACCAGCACGGGTTTTCTCAAAGCTGGCTTTCTTGGTGGCAGCTTCTTCCGATGTTTTTGCCTGATACAAAGCCTCATCACCCGCCATGACGGAGTAGCCCTCTGGGGCTTCACCCTCTTTAAACGAGCCCTTGCGGATGTCAAAACCTTCTGGCAGCGTGGCAGCGGTGGATGGTGGAGTGATGCCCTCGGCAGTGATCTGCTTTACATCGTAGCCACGTTGCTTGGCAGCAGCGTCAGCAGCCTTGCGGTTGTCATAGGCTACGCCCTTAAGCTGCCCAGTGGCTGGGTCAACCATGCGGTAACGAGGTGTCTTAACGGAGTCTAAGTCACCAAGGCGAATAGCCTCATCCAAAATGGATTCAGCATGTTCAGTCTTCGTTAGACCAGTGTATTGTTGGATCTCCTTGATCACCTGACCACGATCAAGAGGTATTGGCTTTCCATCCTTAGACACCAAGCCATCCAGCAATTGGTCAACGCCATCTAATGCTTTGCGGTATTGGTCTTCGCTGAAGCGGCTGGCGTTTGTTCCCTCTGGGAGGATCTGAGTTGTTTCAGATTCAGGTAAGGCAGATAGAGCTTTAAACGCAGCAAAAAGCTGCGGCTGCGACATGGTTGTCAGATCTCTATAACCGGTGACACGGGCAAGAAAGTCTTCAAATCCCTTGGTCTTGGTTTCAATCTTCTTAAGCTTGGCTTGATCCAGCACTTGCTGGGCGGTCATCTTATCTGCTTTAGTCCATCCGGTCTTTGCTGTAAGCCATTCATTTAAAAGACCTTCTTCGCCCCTTGGGTCGGTTCCGGGCATGGCATCCACAAGATCTTCAACAGAATAATCCTTCAGAGGAGGCAGGTTGGCATTCTTGCGGTACTCATCAATGGTTTGAGAGATCTCGGGGATCTCGTTCTTTTGAATATTGCCAAGCGGGTTCTTTAAAGGATCAACAGCAACAGGAGGCTCTTCGATCTGTTCTGCCGGGGCGGGCAGCGCAGGAAACTCCCTGTTTAAACCAAGATCTTCTTGGGTTTTGATTATCTGCTCTTGACGGGCTTGCTCTTCCTTTGCAATTTTTTCTTCTAAAACACGGTTTTCTTCTTCAACCTTGCGCTGTTTATCAAGCTCATAGTCTCTGCGCAGGCTGGACATCTGGAGTGGAGTCACGGCTCCACCGGTCAATGCGCCCATCAATGCGTCACGGGTAACCGACCCCGCTACACCTTCAAATGTAGATGTATCAAATCCTGCGTTTTGCAGTGCAACATTCTGGGTAACCTGACCAACACCAGCCTGAAGACCTTCTGGCAAAGCTTCGCTGCCTGCTTGTTTAAACGTTTCACGCAGCAGGCTTGGCTTCTCAAGCGGTTTAACGGCAGATTTAAACGCACCTTTACCAACAATAGATTCAACACCGGTGGCTGCATCAACTGCACCAGCCAAAGAGCTACCAATAATTCCGGGCAGGTTTTTACTTACATACTCTTGAGCCTTTGCGGCTTCAGCTTCAGCTTGGGCTTCATTCTTGCCAGACTCCATGAGCTTGGCTTTGACGCTGGAATAGATGTCGCTCTTGGCTTCACCTGCGCCTTGGACTGCGCCAAAAATGGCACGGGCTGCTAGACCCACTGCTCCAGCAATGGCTACAGGAGCGCCAGCAACCACGGTAGCAAGGCCTGCGGCAATAGCAGGGATGGATGATCCCAAGCCTTGTGCAATTGATTGAATTGGCGCTTCGGCAACAGCGCCAGCACCAGCCAAGATTTGAGCGCCAAGGCCTTCTTTCTCAGACCTTTGCATCAACTCATCACGGCGGCGCTGCTCCTCAAGGCGCTCGGGAGTCATGCCAGACTGTATTGACTCAGTCAGAGATCTCAGTCCTTGGGCTGGGGCTGTATCTGCACCAAATGCAGAAACAGCAGAGCCAAGAGCGCCAGTCAAGCCAGCAATACCAGCTCTTGCTGTATCGCCAAACGACATTGGCGCAGACGGAGCGGCCTTTAGCTCTGCGGTGCTGACACCAAAATACTTGTCCTGCGTAGCCTTTTTGGCTGTGCTTTGAATAACAGCGGGAGAAGTCCCATCAGGAAATTCAAGAATTCGACCATCAACTAACTCGACTTCGATAGTCATTTAAACCTCACTGAACAAGACGACCGTTTGCATCTCTAAGATCACCGTTTGCATCTAGTTTAAATCTAACTCCACCACCAGATCCACCAGCGCCACCTCTAATCCTAGCCTCTTCGTCATTTAAAGGCTTGTTTGCTGCGGCAAGCTTTTGGGGGTCGCTGGCATAAACCTGAGCATTTAGCAAACGCTTTACATCAAGTTGCTTTAATCTGGCTTCGGTTGCCGCATCTAACTTTGATTCTGCACCAACACCAGCCCGTGTAAACGGCAGCGCTTTTTGTAACAACTGTTCTTCGGAGAGCTTTGGATACTGAGATCTTAGGCGCTCTGCAATATCAAACAACTCGTTTTTACGGTAAGCGGAAGTCTGTTCCCGAGCAGTTTTAGCTTGCAGATCCTGACCACGAATCATGGCGGCAGTCTGAGTAGCCTGAGCCTGCAAGATCATTGCATTTTGTTTCATGGTGTTCTTTATGTCAGCAATCTTTGTCAAAGATTCTTGCTGAGATTTGACATCGCCAATGGCTTCGGCACGGCGTAAGTTCTCTATCTCAGAGTTCAACTTAGCCATGTTTAAATCTTGCTCACGCTGCAAGGCTTCTTGTCTAGCTGCTCGCTCATCAGCGGCATTTTTTGCGGCGCTTGATGCTCTGCCAAACCCACCCAGTAACGAGCCAATGCCACCGCCACCACGGGTTGCTTCGCCTGCTGCAATTAGAGAATCAAAGAAATCTCTTTTAGCTCTAGCGGTCTCACGCTCACCAAATTTACCTCGGGCCTCTTTGTCAAACTCAGAGAGTTCTCCAAGTTTCTTTTGATAATCTTCACCAATAGGTTTTTTAAGAGCTGGGTTTCTTTTTCTTTCCCGCTCCATGATGGCTTCATATGTTTCTGGAATTTCAGCCTGCTGAGTTGTCATTTCCTGAGACTTCTTCAACATATCCATAGCCAAGTCTCTGCGTGGCAATGCGTTTACACCACCGGCTTGCTGGGGAGCGGCGACTCTAGGGATGGGTCTAGCGGCAGGCGGTGGCGCAGGTTGCGCATCTTGCACGGTTTCTTCTGGGGGAGTTACTCCCGCTATGCGAGGATCTTGGCGCATTACGGGGCGTTGATTCTGCCCCTCCATTGCAACACGCCGCATATTCTCTTCTCGCTCCCTTTCTAGCTCTTCACGCACTTCAGCCCTAGTCTTGCCACGCTTCATAGGCGTAGAGCCTGACATCTCGGACTCAACAGCATCGCCTTGAGAAAACGCAACAATACCGCCATCACGGTAATTGAACATATCGCCAACTGGTAGGCGGGCAATGCCGCCAGCCGCCATTGCTGGCATTTCTTGTTGGGCTTGTTGGGCTTGTTGGGGTTGTTGTTGGGGTTGTTGGGCCTCCATTGATGGCATTGTCTGCTGGACAGATTCCCGCTCAATCCTATCCTTGACAGTCTCTTTAGGCATCTCTTTGGAACCCTGCTGCATACGTTTTCTGCGCTGGAGTTCAGCAAGAGCCATATAGGCGGGAACCTCTGGGTTCTGCCCATTGGCATAGGCCATGATTATTTGGTTAGGGAAATCTTTTAATTTCTCTTGGATGGCGACTAAATTCATTTATTTGCCCTCAAAATTTTATGCCGAGGCTTTTCAGGCTTTCCATCAAATTACCCAAGCCGCCAACTGTCGAGGTAAGGCTTCCCAATCCACTTTGTTGATTTGGGGTAGTGGCAACAGTAGAAATTGGCAAGCCCTGCAACATAGATTGCTGAAACTGCAACATCTTTTGTGGGTAATCACGCTGCGCATTGAATTCGTTTAAATCTGCGGTAACGCCCTGCTGCTCAATGCCACGCTGCTCTTCTCCTGCCTTGGTCATCATGTCGGCAAGAGTCTTAGCCTGACCTTGCTCAACATTGAATTGACCCAGCGCCTTATCGTAGGCATTTGAGTAGCCAGTGCCAATTGTCTTGCTCATTTGATCAAGTGCATTTCGCTGAGACTCAGTGTCCATTAGGGTTTGCCCTGAGCTTCCAAATGCGCCCATCTTGGTTGCTGTACCAGCATTTTGCATTTGTTGAATCTTTGCTTGACGTTGAAGCTCCGCAAGCTGAGGAGCAAGAACGCTTTGCAAATATGGATTCATGTACTGGGAGGCAATACCTCCACCACCAACAGGCTGACCATCAGATCCAATAGTTGGAGCTTGAGATGATGAAAATGTCTGCCCTAGCTGTCCGGGGAAGTTTAAACTGCCCAAGCCCTGAAACACCTTTGACTGAAGGCCTGATTCGCCAGCGGTCAATGGGCCTTGATAGGTCTGATACGGGGCATTTGTCAATGCCTCCGCCTTGCCGAGCATACCGGTTACATACGGCCCAGCATAACTAGATAACGTAGACGATTCAACGCCGCCAGTAGATGGCAAGGTAGGGGGTTTTACTTCTGCCATGATTAATCCTTATGCTGGTAACATTTTTTCCGCTTTGGAATCAGCGGCAATATTCTTCATTGACTTAGATCTTGCCTTTTTGACTCTATCCATCATGGCATAAAGCTTACGAGCGCCAGCTTCGGTAGATCCATTACCAAGTTCAGAGACAATCCGAGCGGGTACAACAAATTCACCATCAGCCAATCTAGCCTCTTGCTTCTTGCCAATTCTTGCTGGAATTGAATCAGATACACCATCTCCGGGGCCTTTGAGCAAGCGCCCACCATCAGAGTAATCCCCCAATGAGGATATGCCGCCACCAGCGGCTTTGTAAGTCATTGGAGTGAAGTAGGTTATACCGCCTGCGCCGGGTCGGCGTGGCAACGTTTGAGGCACGGCAGTTGTTTGACCCTCCGCAGGAGGTACATAAGCAGGGTTGGGCATTGTGGTTGGAATGGGGAGTTGGCTTCGCTCTGCTGTGTATGTTGGAATTCCGCCCTTGTAGCCACTAAACTGAGGGCCAGCTTGCGGAGAAATCTTGTTCAACAAGGCAGCAATTCCAGCAAGTCCTGCAAGCTGACCGCCAACTCCAGCGGAAGATGTGTCTTTAAACAAATCACCAAGTCCACCAACAATCTTGCCAAAATCTAGATTTGCAAGATCTACTTTTCCCAAAAGATCCCCCAAAAAAGAGGTATCGGGAGTCGTAAGAACTGGATCGTTCTCAGCTTCTCCTACTCCACCTGTATAGGAACTTGAATTTTCAGGCATATTTTCCTCTTTTCTTACTCAATAAATTCACTGCTACGCTCTTGCAAAATTTTCATCAAATCTTCTTCCGTCAAGCTTGGATCCTTGGATAGAAGATCCTGAAGAAATTTAATACTCTCATCTGACTGAGGCTCTTGTGGCACAGTTGGCTTATTTTCGCCTGTATTTGGAGCTTGCGCAATCCCAGTTTGGTCTGGGGTAACCGCCGCCGCCTGCACTGCTGGCAGAGCTGATAGAGTCCCTTTGGGCAATCCCAGCATTGCGTCATAGTCAGGCCCAAAGGTGGAAATGTCTACAGGGCGGTATGGAGAGACTTCACCAGACGCTGAGATCTGCTGTGGGGTTGATCCAAATTCCTTGCCGTAATAGAAGACATCAGAGGTTGGAGCAATGATAGATTTTGGCTCTTGATCGGCCTCACCTTCAGCCACAAGCTGACCGTATTGATTTCTGCGTTTTCTAGCGGCTTGAGACTGTTTTCCTAGTCCATACTTTTTAGCCAAGCTGGTTTGCTCTGACTCAGAGAGGCTTCCTACAAATTGTTGAACTTCTGCGTCAGTTGGCTCGTATCCAATTTCCCTATAGATGGCTTTTATCTCATCAGGTAGAGTGGCAAGAGGGTCATATTGTTTGTTTAGAATATCCGTAACCGTTGTTTCGTAGTCTTTTCTAGGGTCAAAATTTGTTTGAACCGTGTTATTGTTTTGAAGAATGTAGTTAACAAAATTGTTTATCTCTTGTTGACTTGCAGTGTAGCCCTGCTCTTTAAATAGCTGTTTAACTTCTTGTTCAGTAAACGCCCTTGGGTCAGCGTATTCAGACCAAGAAGTTAAACAGCTATTTAAAG